AATGCTTGGGCCTTTGAGAACGCTCGGGTCTCTGATAACGCTCGGGTCTATGGGGATGCTTCGGTCTGTGGGGAGGCTCAGGTCTATGATAATGCTTCGGTATCTGGGTATGTCGTAGTCAAAGATCAAACCCACCTAACCGAAGGGAACCATAGTGGTGAAGTTAGTAAAGAAAACCAAGCAGCCCCAACTGAAGAAGTTGTCAAGTTGCGTCAAGAAGTTGTAGAACTAAAAGCTAAACTAAAGAAACTGTCGGATATTGTTAACAATTAAGGAGAAAAATGGGAAAACGAGTTCGTTAAGTCAACTTAAGAGAAATGACAAGGTGCGTAAATTTCCAGAACTTACGAAACCTCTGACAAAGGAAGATAAAGAAGCCCTGGATGTTTTACTAAAAACAATCCATCTAACTACAATTGATAACTAAGGAAAACATGTCAAGAATTTCTGTGAAAGATGTGGAAAAACGAGAAGAAGAGTCTTTGGTTGCGTTTAGGAGCGGCTCTAGTGTACGAAAGGTCAATGAAGCGCTTAAGCTGAAGTATGGGAAGACAATGTCTCTAAAGAGGTTATATGAATTAAAGAAAATGATTGATAGCGAAAATTCAGAGGAACCAAAGGTGGAACAATGAAAATGAAAAATGTAATTGTCCTGTGCGTCTTAGCGGCTATTTTGAATCTTGGGTGCGGCGAGCCAAGGGTACTTGATGGAAAATATTTTCCTACCTATGGGCTTTTGAATAAGGAAGACAATAAAGATTCAACCGTTCAATATGAGGTTTCTTCTGGTAATATTTTCTGGGCTGTTGTTCTTTCGGAAACTGTAGTTGCCCCGATTTATTTTCTTGGGTTTTCAATGTATAACCCAATCACTAAGAAGTAGCTTATACTAAGCATGCGGCAGTGGCGAAAGTTATACGCAGCGTCCTTTAGGGGCGCTGGTAGACGGTAAGGAATACTAGTCAACTTCCGGGAAGATCTATCATGTAGGTTCGTATCCTACCTGCCGCACTGTGCTGAAACCCGAAGATACCGCTATTAGTTGCTAGCAAACTAATAATAGTTAAGAGGGACTTTTGTCTTAATAACTGCTTTAGTATTGACAGGCCCAAGAAATTGGTAGTATCCAATCAAGAAACAGCAGGTAAACAACAAATTTGTAGGTGCAATTCCTACTTTCAGGATTTTAAAAACAAAGGAGAATGTTATGAAGAAAAGGCCGTATTGGATCATTGATTTTGACTATAATGTTCATTGGTGGGTGGATTCAGCAATTAACGCCAATGATGCGTTGTTGCAATATTTAACTGAGCGTAACTTAAACGGAGATAAGGGAAGTACGACAATTCAGGTGGTTCCTGTGTCAAAATATTATGAGTTTTCTGTAGAGACCTTTCCTAAGGTTAAGATTGAGGAAAACGAAGTTGGTTAAGTCTAAATTAACAAATAATCCTGTAGATCATCCTTCTCATTACACTACACACCCATCTGGCATTGAGGCAATTGAGGTGTGTGGTAGAATGGGTTTTTGCACGGGAAATGCCTTTAAATATGTTTTTCGCTTTAAAAATAAATGGAGCCCCCTAGAGGACCTAAAAAAAGCGATCTGGTACATAGACAGAGAGGCTTTTCAACGGGGAGTAAGCACAAAAGACAAACCTACTGTCTCGTCAAGAGTCTTAGCCGCCCATTGGAGAGTCGAAAGGGTCAAGACCGGAGAACTTATTGATAGAATTGTAGGGAGTCGGCCTGGAAACGCTGAGAAAGCTTTGTTTTATATATGGCTAGCAGATAATAATTCTGAAAATGGAACATTCCTTTTGTTAGCTAGAGCACACATTAATAAAAAAATTCTTGAATTAAAGAAGGTAAAATGACCCAAAAATTCCCTATTTTATATAAAAAGACTAATCTCGGAGCAATGCAGCAATGGAGAGTCTGGGTAGAAGAAGCTACAATTCATACCGAGTTTGGCCAAGTTAACGGAAAGCTACAAACAACAAAGGATACAATTTTAGAGGGGAAGAACGCTGGTAAGGCCAACGAAACGACTGTAATTGATCAAGCAGAAAAAGAGGCCGCTAGCAAGTTCCAAAAACAGCTTAAAAAGGGGTATTGCACATCGGAAGAGGATGCCTTAGCCAATAAAACGGATGCCGTTATTGAAGGTGGTATTTTTCCAATGCTTTCAATAAACAAAAGCCACCCCAAAGACCCTATCTTAAACAAATATTTAAAGTTTCCTTGTATCGTTCAAGCAAAACTGGACGGAGTATGCTGCATTGCAATGATTAAAGATGGTAAAGCTACTCTTTGGAGTCGTACTAGAAAATCTATTAAATCAATGCCGCATATTGTTGAAATTTTAGAAAGCAAATTCGGGGATAGGGGATACTTAGTTTTACACGGAGAGTTATACAACCACGATTACTGTGATCGTTTCCAAGATCTGATTTCAATTATTAGAAGCGACGAACCAGACGAAGAGGGGCTTTACAAAGAAGTTCAGTTTCATGTTTATGACTGTCCACAATCAGAAGAATTCAACATCGCCTATGAATCACCATATGAAGACAGATATCATGCCTACAGAACTCTGCTTGGTAAAACTGACAAGGGCAGTGTTTTACAATCAGTAAAAGGGTATTGGTGTGACAATCTACAAGAGCTTTTAACTTATTATGAAGGGTTTCTTTTAGATGGGTACGAAGGGAGCATGGCAAAGAATGCTAGGGCTCCTTATGAAGCTGGGAAGAGAAGCTCAAACATTCTTAAGATGAAAGAATTTCAGGATGGCGAGGCTCTTATTGCAGGTATGGAAGTTGGTCGTGGTAAAGAATGTAACGCAGCGGCAAAGTTTGTTGTGCAATACAGTGTTGTTGATGGTGTCTGCGTTCCTCCAGCACAAGGCAAGGTTGTATATGAAGCAAAGCCTAGAATGAAATGTTCTTTTAAAGACAAGGTTCGGTATCTTAAAGAAAAAGATGCAATTGTTGGGAAAATAATCACCTTGGTGTTCAAGAGGTTTACTGACGACAACTCACTTTATATTCCTACAGGAAAAAGCATACGAGACTATGAGTAACTTGACAAATGATTGAGTTAGGAGCACAATATCTATATGCCACTATCGAAAGGTAAACGACTAGCTATTTTGAAGGCAAGCGAGCTTAAAAGCCAAGAAATTTCTTCATCAGAAGATGCTCAAAACTTTCAAAAAGATTACAACGAAATAATTACAGAATTAAACGAAAAGATTGAAAATAGGCTAGACAGTTTTACAAGCGAAGCAATTCCTATTTTGAGAGAGGCATATCCATCGCGCCCTAGTGGGATTTTAGTAGTAATAAAAGAAGAAGTAGACAGAATTAGAGGACTTGCTCAAGAAGCAATGACTAATTTAGAAGTAATCAAATACGCTCCTTTTAGGCAATGTGCGTCAGAGTGTATAAAAGATATTGTTGATATTTGTACTGAATCTATAATTAAACAATGCATAAAAGCAGATCTTAGAGCTGGAGTTAAGCAACAATGACACAATACAGAGCTTTAGGCAATGAAGAACTCTTAAGGGACGGAGATGAGTGTCGTTATCTTTCAAAAACAGAGTGGAAAAAGGTAGATCTATGGCCAACAGAAGAGCGAACTCCCCGATCCTTACCAGAATACTCTTTTCGTCGCAGAATTCACAGAAAAGGATCGGCTAAGAAGAAAGAGATTGAGAAAGTTCTTTCAGTTGACGGATATCGACTGCTTGATATTGGAGAAGAAATCAAAGAAGGTGATGAGTGGAGCAATCATAATGGCAAAATATGGGATTTAACTGTCCTTGCTGGAGATAAATACAAGAGATTTCCTAATCAAATTTATCGTCGCAAGATGGATTCCTCAGAAGGACTTACGTTCCTGAATGAACTAAAAACCTTGATTGAAAAATATAAAGACACTCCAGAAGTAGTTGCCCCTCTGTATAAACAATTGGTTGCGACCCTTACCCTTGTTGGTGAAAATGTCTAAACGAAGTAGAACAAGGCCCGGCCATTCAAATCCTACTACAGAAAGAAGGCGAAGGACAATTAGGTCTTGGCGTGTGTTGGACAACCCATATACCAATAAAATGGAAGCTAGGGATGTTCTATTGCTTGCGGCTATTGACGCTTTAAGACTTAACTACAGTTTTAAAGAAATAGAAAGGGTAGCTAAGCTCTGCCCTAATGTCACCCAAGCAAAATGGTATCAAACGGCTGGGCCATCTACAATTGCCTTGATAATTAAAGGCAAAGACGGCAAAGCTCCTGGCAATGGAACGATTTTTTATTGTGGTTCTTATGTAAAGAACGGTCTGCCTGCTGGCGTAACTTTACGTGTCGCTGGGAGTCTTAGCTCTAAGGCTTTTCAAACGTTCTAGCAACTGAAGCGTTTTGTTTTCAGGAGGGGCTTCTGTCCCTGGAATCTCTACTTTAGGAACAAAGAATCCGTCGGCTTGGTGGGCTTTGAAACTGTAGGGGTTCTTTTCAATGTTTTTAGCTCTATCCAATATTTCTTTGGAAGGGGTATCTGTTGGATTTAACCCTAAGTGTTTTACTGCTAAAGAATATGCCTGTCCATGTCTTTTAGCAGCTGGTTCGTGGCCGGTCGCTGTTGATGCGCGCATACCTAATAGATGATGTGCTGCACTGTCAATTGCATGATTTTTTAAATAATCCTTATGAGCTTCCGATTCAGCCTGTTCTTTAGATAAACCGCCTCGAAACTCCTTGACACTACTGTTAGTATCTAATAAGTCATGGTCTTCTAAAGCAAGTACGGGATATGTGTTTCGCCATTTAGGAGTTTTATCGTCCATTTTTAAACACTTCCACCAAGGTCAAATAGGCCTCTTGATCCCAGGTGTCATCGAATGTAAGTTGCAGTGAGTCATTTAGAACATTTGTCTTTACGTTTTTTGCTAAGGGCTTGAAACAAATGCAGCCGATAAAGGTATTGCTAAAAAACATTTCCTGTCCACAAACCCCACACTTTTTTTGGCTTTCAGATTTTGTTATTTTAAGTGGCTTTGGGACTTGGTCAAAAGGCTTTTTTACTTTAGGGATTTTAAGTGGTTTTTTAGACTTTGTTTGAACTCGATTTGGTTCAGTTGCTGTTGGCGCTATTGGTTCATCAGGTTGAATGTTTGATGCGGTAGAGGTACGTTCATATTGATTAGCTGGAGCCTTTGGAGCCATTTTAACCAAAGCGTCAATGCTTTTAGCTAACTTGGCTAAATCAATGTCTTTAGTACCAGCTAGATCTATTTTTTGGTTTGACGCAACTGCAACTATTGCCGCAACATGTTCTTCTGTAGAGTTGTCAAATGAATAATTAAACCCATCAATATCCGCTACCCCAGAATACCCATACCCACTTTTTGTTAACTTGCTTAAAGGACAAGGGCTAGGTGTTTTAATTTCTCCATAGTTCGATTGCCTAAGCCAACTTACAACAACCCTAGGGAAAACATAGCTCCCCAAACTTTCACTTGATTTAACAAAGGTTTCCATGACAGAATACCCATGGACTCCTAGTATGTTTGCAAAAAATTTGGGAAGCATCAATTACTTTAGAATTAGAACGCTAACTACACCAACGATTACTCCAATAGCAACTAAAACAATTGCAGAAATCACAGGATGATCCTTGACTTCTTTTTGTTCTAATGCTACAACTTTGTCGGCCTCTTTTTCTACAAATTTAACAACTTCTTTTACTTCACCTTCTGATACTTCAGCGAGTTTGCTAATAACAAGTTTAGTTTCAGCGGCTTTTTGCTCAAGTTCTTTTTCTAACTCGGCTTTAATTTCTTTAACTTTGCTTCTTGCGTCACTAAGGGCTTTTTCAGCGATTTTAACGCTTTGAATCGCAATTTCAGAATTTAAAAGCTTTTCAACTTCATTTATAGAAATTTTTTCAATTTTCACAGTAGTTTGTTCAACCGCTTTGGCCGCTGTTTCAACGCCTTGCGCTACCGTTTCTGCAACTTTTACGGTTTCTTGAGACACATCTTTTGCCATCGTCTCAACACTTTGGGTTACTGTTTCTACAATTTCAGACATTTTGCTTCCTCCATTAGGTATAAAATATAGATTGTTGTTGACAGACGTTTCGTTTATGGTATATTAGTTTTAACAAACAGGAGAAAACATGAGTGTAAATATCAAAGAGAAAACACATACTTATTGCGATCTTAATACAGGGATGACAATCACAGAAAAATTGCCTCCAGGAAGATTTCTTGAGCTAGGAGAAAAGCTTGAAAAAGGAGACCTTGCTTTAAACGACTATGAGAAGTCGTTTAAAACCCGAACTCTTCCAGGATCTCCAAGCGGAGGAGCTAAAAATTACTATCGCCCTTACCCCAAAGACCATGTAGGAGTCGGATACCGTCTTATTGAAGATGGAGAGATTTTTCAAACAGGAGACGAGTGTTGTTCGCCACCAAACACAGTGTGGACTTCTTGTAACTATATGAATGGATACGAAAAGGATGGCCTTGCCTGCCTTTATCGTCGTAAGATTGATCAGCCAGTAATAAATAAACGAACCTATTTTGTAACCGAGACGATTACTAAAGAGGTTGAAGAGGTTTTATCTCCCGGCAGATATCTTGTCCCAGGAGATGTTCTTCGATCTGGAGACCTTTATGTTGCAGACAAAAACATGAAAGCAACTCCGGTTGTTGATTTCAATTTTGGGCTCAAGGTCAGTACAGGGCAATACGATATTAACGCATGGTATCGTCCAACCCCAGTAGAGCCACCTAAATCTATCAAAACTAAGGCTAAAGCTAAGAAGACTTACAGTATTTTAAAGTGGGGGACAGCTCTTCAAAAAGGAGATCAGGTCTACAATTCAAAAACTAGAGGGTGGTCTAATATTTCGTATGGCATTATTGGCTGGATTTACTATACAGGAAAGTATCGCCGCCCAACTACTTAGCTGTAAATTGACCGTCGGCAGGCCCCTCTTCAGAAGCCCTTGATCCAGAATCAGCTGCTTCGCTTTCAAAATAGTATTCACGATTTATCAAAGCTGACTGAGGGGCTTGCCGCATAGTTGTAATCCCTGTCACAAAGTTTTCTTGCTGTACCATCCTGATTTCATGAATTAATCGAACAACTATCCAGTAGGGTCTATAAACATAACGCATTGCATAGACACAGCCTTTTCCCGTATCTATTTCCTGTCCAGGTCTACGGTCTTTCCAAATGATCTGCCCACTTAAACCTATGTCAAAATCCTCAGATTGATGATATTCTAGTCCTTTAGAGTCAATGCAATCTAAGACTTCTACCACTGGGAATTTAGGTCTATCAATACCTGTAGGAGAGGCTTCGATTAGTTCGTGCCTAGTTACTAAAACTGATTCTTCTTTGAGCATCAGTTTATCATAAGGAGCTAAAAAGACTCTTTTCCCTGTATCCATATAAGTAATTAAAGGAGTAAATTGTGCAGTGCTTGAGTCTACCAAACCAGCGTCAGAAGCTTTTGTTTCTTTAGTGTTTCCAAGACAAAGCGCTTTTACAACCCCCGCTTTTGTATACACCATCCCATTGGTAGCTTTTGGTGTATCAGGGTTTGGTCGACGTGCGTCATGTTTTTCTATTAAACCAATCGGGTTACGCATTGCGCGATAGTGATAGAAAAATAACCCATGAGCTTTGATAGCATCCTCAAATGCATCTAAATCAAAGGTTACACTTGTAGCTGTAGGAAAAAGTATGGGCTGAACTCTTGGATCAAGACCTGGGTTTGACATTAACTTAATTTCTTTTGGGCTCTATCGACTACTTCAATCCAAAAAGGCAAAATGTCTTCTACGTCTCTAGGATCCACTTCGGCATGCTTCTCTAGAACTGACCACTCGATATCTGGGTGCATTCTGCTGGCTGTCATCTTTGCTACAGCGCGGTGCGATCCGGCACCGATTACCTGTTTGCTTCCATCTTCAGAATGTGCCTCAACTAAGTGCAGCCCACCAATAGTTCCGCACCCGTACAGTGTTTTTTTGCCCCATTTACCAATAATTGACTTATAGCAAAGTTCATCGGCTGGTATAATCATCTTGCAATCCTATTTGTGTCCTTGGAAATATTTTAAGCGTCTTTAACGCAATTAGTCTTTATAAACCTATATTTAATAGATTGTTGTTGACTTCTCCTTTATTCATGATAAAGTCTTATCTAAAGGAGCAAAAACAATGACAAAAATCTTCTTCATCTTTATTATTCTTTCAGGATGTTCAAACACGGCTTTCGTAGTAAAAGAGCCTATAGCTAGTTCTCCGTACAGGTGGAGAGATATAAGGTCTAAGGGAATGCTTGGAGACGACTTGCTGTTGTCGGTTGGCAGCCCTGTTGGTGTTTGTAACACTGCAGAATGTTACAGAAAGGTGTACAAGGAGCAATCCGCAAAAAACAAAAAAGCAAGTAAAGATCCATTTGAGGACTTTTCTCATAACGATCTTGTTCTTGATGAGGCTTTTAGATCTGCAAACAAGGCGTCTAAAAAGAAAACTTTGGTATTTCCAGATGATGGACTTGAGGATCAGCTTCTGTTTGAAAACATAGCTGGGCAGTTGGATCTTAGCCCCCTGGTTAAACCATAGTCTTTTAGAATGCTCTCACCTAGAAAAAGAAACTATCACGCTGAGTGGCTGAAGACAAAATCTAGGCTTAACGTAAGGCGCAATTTTCTTATTATCAAGCTTGGTGGGCAATGTCGGCTTTGTAGATCTACTAAAAATCTAGAGCTAGACCATCCTGACGGAAAGAACTGGGAGGCAAGGAAGTTTAGTCCACAAATGAGAATGAAACGGTACGAAGAAGATTATGAAAACGGTCAATTAGATTTGCTGTGCAAGAGCTGTAATTGTAGAGACGGTGCGTTAAACAAAGATTTTTATGGCGCAGTAAGACATAATAAAGCTCCGTTTTGAAAGACAAAATGAACCGACCAAAAGATATAGAAAACCGAAAACTACCAGATAACCCTAAATGGATTAAGGATCATGTCATCTTTCTAACCGTATCAGGTAGTAAAAGTTACGGGACAGATATAGAAGGAAGTGACACTGATCTAAAAGGAGTTTGTACACTACCTCCTGACGTTGTTTTTGGGTTTCAAGAAAAATTCGAACAAGTACAAACGAAAACCCCAGACGATTTAGAAATCTTTAGCCTGTTAAAGTTCGCCAAGCTTGCTGTAGATAACAACCCCAATATATTAGATATCCTGTTTGTCGACGATAGTTCTATACTGGTTTCTACTTCAGAGTGGAACAAAATCAGAGACATCAAAGAGAAGTTCTTGTCTAAACGAATTGCTTCTACCTTTGCTGGTTATGCAAGATCTCAGCTACATAAAATAAAAGGTCATAGAGGATATCTATTAAATCAGGTTAAAACAATTCCCACAAGGGAAGAGTTTGGCTTACCAGCTAGATGTTTAGTCCCAAAATTGCATGCCGCTGACTCAGCTGTTCAAAAGCAGCTTGATAGTTTAGCTGGAGATTGGTCTATAGATAAAAACAAACAAATTGATCTATATAAAGATGTCGCTAAGGGCCTGGGGGTTTGATTCTAATTTTATAGAGCTTTTGTACAAAGAAAAGAAGTATGCTGTTTTGATAGCAGAGCAAGAAGCCTATAACAATTGGGCTAAGTCAAGGAACCCTAAGAGAAAAGCTTTAGAAGAAAAATACGGGTATGACACAAAGCATCTGATGCATCTTGTTAGAATCTATAGAGAATGCCTAGAATGCCTACAAACAGGGACACTTGAAGTAAAAAGACACGACGCTAAAGAGCTAGTGGAAATTCGACAAGGCGGTTGGCCATTTGAAAAAGTCGAGGCTTGGGCAAGTGACGCAGAGAAACAAGTTCAAATTGCCCTAAAAGAAACTAAATTACCTGCTAGACCTGACTTAGAAACAATAAATAGCGTAGTACAGCAAATAGTTAGAACTGCTGCTACTAGGAATTAACCGTTTTGCACAAATTTTTACATGCTGCCAAATATGGAGTTAATTGAAAGGTTCCAGCTTTAAGCTCTTGTAATTTTTGGGAAAAGTATAATCTTACCCATTTTTTAAAAGGCCACATCCAGTAGTATGAAGAATCGCTAAAATTACCAACAATCCAATCCAGATAATCAGACTCATTCCCTAAGGTGCCCGACCAATAATCAACAGCAATTGACACAGTGTACCCTCTGATTTCAATATACGCTCTACCAAAGGCCGGGATGGGGGCCAAAAACAAAAGAGACAGCAACCCCCACAGCAACCACAAAGGCCCACCCAACAGCAAGATAGGAAGAATGGTGATAGAATAAAGGACCCCTAAGATACCTATTAGTTGAGGAAGCAAATATCCAACATCAAAAACAATATTAGATATTTTTTGGGCATCTTGGGCGTGTTGAATTTCATGTAATGCGATCTGCCAAATGTAAGGTTCGTTCCCTGTTAACCAAGCATCAGGAAAGGCAGTTGTTTGATGTATTGTGGTTCCGTAATTGGTCATGTAATCTTTATTACCTATCTTACTAAAGATCCACCCAATTGTTTTATGTAACGTTGAGTTATTTTTAGGAACAATTTTATAGGTAGGGCAAAAGAGCTTACCTAAATCAATAGCTTTTTGGAGTTTTTCTTTTTCGATCATAAACAAAAGATTGTGCTTGATTTAAAATTAAACCGGAGTATCCTATAGATATGAGTCAAATTATCCTAAGTTCAGAAGCAAAAGACGTATTAAAGAACGCTGTGATTGATAGCGTTAAAAATACGTTAACCTTACCAGAGGGGCAGTTGAATAGAAAGCTGTACCTAGAAATCAACGGTTTTCTAGAAGTTTTGGGAGGTAAGTGGAACAAGAAACAAAAATGCCATATCTACCCTAACGGAGATTGGATCCCTGTTTTTACTTCTTCTGTTAAAGAAAGTGAGATTGAGTACGTAGACCTTAAGAAAGATCTAGAATTCTTTGAAACACCGCCAGAACTAGCCCAAGAAATGGTAGACTTAGCGGGAGTAGATAAAGACAGCCGCATTTTAGAGCCTAGCATTGGTATGGGAGGAATCGCGAAATTTTGCCCTAATAGGAATAACGTTGTCGGACTAGATATTCACCAACCATTTGTTGACGCAATGCTTAAGAAAGAATACAACGTCTATAATGTAGATTTCTTGACGCAAAGGGCCTCGGAGTTAGGCATGTTTGACGCAGTCTTAATGAACCCACCGTTTTCAAATGGACAGGACGTTAAACACTGTACGCACGCTCTTAGTTTTCTGAAAGCTGGAGGGTTTGTAGTTGCCCTTACTTCTAAATCTTGGACGTTCAGAAAAGGGAAGGTGTGGGAGGAGTTTAGAAACTTAGTAAAGAAAGACGGCGTTTATAGCAGAGACATTCCAGAAGGTACATTTAAAGCAGCAGGAACCAACATAGGGACCGTTTTATTGGTCATTAGGAAGAACTAGCCGTGAATCAACAACTACAAGAAAAATGTGTAAAGGAACAGCTTAAAGATCCTGAAGTTATTAAGGGATTCTTTATCAAATATTCGTTTTTAAGTAACTTTTACCTATGCCCGGTTTATTACGAAGGACTAACTTATCCTAGTTCAGAAAACGCGTTTCAGGCAGCTAAGTTCGATCCAGCGACGCGAGAGGCTTTCTGCAACATCTCTCCGTCTGAGGCTAAAAGGCTTGGAAAAGCACTGAAGATTAAGGATATTGCCACGTGGGAAAACACTAAGGATATCGTAATGTACAGGGTTCTTCTTTTCAAGTTTTCTAAAAACAAAGATCTTAGAGCAAAGCTGGTAAATACAGCCCCTAAAAAACTACAAGAAACAAACTGGTGGGGGGATAAATACTGGGGGATTTGTGACGGAGCGGGAGAAAATGCTCTCGGAAATATTTTGATGGAAGTGAGGGCTATTTTAATTTAAGCCAGGTAATTATAGCCGCTGAAACAATACTTGCTATTGCTGTACCAGCTAAGGTAAAGATTCGATTGCGACGTTCTTTTTTGGCTACCCTGGCTTCTTCTAGAACAGCTTCTGCTTTTATTCTGGATTCTTCTAAGACGGCTTCGGCTTTTAACTTAGCTTTTTCTAAATCTTCTAGTTCTTGAGTATCGTGCTTATTCGCCTTACACTCTAAACTGCTAAGCCTAGTTCCATAATTCGATGTGTCAATTCTCATGGTTGTAAACCCGGCAACCATACCTTTTATATCAGCCTTCATGTCCTCGAACCCAACATTTAAGTTGTCTACAGCCTCTGCTACTCTACCCAATATTGGTAACATTTGAGTTGTTTGCATCTCTAATCTCCCCAAACGTTTTATTGTATCTGACACAATAATTGAGTTAGTGTCTGAACTTTTGTCCTCTGACGTGCCTATCCGGTTGACGCCCATTAGCTTACCCGGCTTTCGTCAACACGAGGCGCGGCACTGCGCCCGATCATGAGGATGTTCCGGGCCGCGTTTACATCGCGGTCGTGGCTTGCGCCACAATCAGAACACACCCACTCTCTTATTCCAAGACCTGCGATACCTTTCGGCCTCGACTCGGGGCGTGAGCCACAAGTCGAACAGGTTTGGGTTGTAAAACTTTCGTCGACTTCTAGAAACGTAGCTCCGTGCCTGCTGGCTTTGTAGCGGAGCATGTCCCTGAACGTTGACCATCCCGCGTCAAGCACGGACTTTGCCATCCGTGTCTTCGCCAGGCCAGCCGCGTTCACGTTGCCGACGACGATCAATCTGTTTGCGTCGGCCAGTTTGGCTGACGCCTTGTGTAAATAGTCCTTTCGTTGGTTCTTTATTTTTGTGTGAATAGCCTTTGCTCTTTTAGAATTATTTGCTCTTTGAGCTATCGACAATTTCTCTTCGAGCTTTCGATAGCTTGTTGGGTTTTCAATCTTCTCACCGTCACTTGTTGTTGCTAAGGTCTTCAGACCTAAATCAACCCCAACTTCTCCAACGCCAGTAGGCAACCCACCAACCTTAACATAAAAACAAACCCACCATTTACCAGAAGAATCTTCAACAAAACAGCCACCTGTAGCATTACTGGGAAGTGGACTGCGCTTCGCGCCAAAGAACTTATAGGTATGACCTAGATAGGTTATTGAATTCATTGATACTTGTCTAGATTGTTCTTTAAAAGGCACCCAACCTAAAGATCTCTTTGATCCTGAAGACTTACGAAACTTTGGACATTTTTTGTGTTGATCACGGCTCTTCGAGAACTGTTCATCAACGCACTGTACCGTCTGAGCATGTAATCCAAGCTCTTTAGAAGTTCCTTTAGTTAATTTTTGTAAATCAAAGTGGCTTGGCCATTTCTTGTAAGATCCTAGTTTGTAAATTTCTTGGACCTTCCTCTGCGAAGCAGTACAGAAATTCCAGACCTGATTGACCGCCCAAGAAAATTCTCGAAGAGACCTAGCTACCCTATGGCCCTTGAGTCTATATTTATAAGTTAAAATCATAATTTGTTACCTAACCGGAGAAGTATGTGCTATTGTAGAGAGCGTTTATCTTTAAAATGTCTTGCTGCGAAATTTGTTCCGGTGAGTCGCAACTTTCTATATAACTAACCCCTAACAAATGACAAATTTCTTCAAGGGTTACTTGTAGCGTTAAGCAAGGGCTAGTTTCCGACTCAGGAAGCTCCACAATTGCTGATATAGGGGATTCGTCTTCTTTGTAGAAGGTAACGACTCCCTTTGTTGCGTTGTGTTGTTTGCAGTCCTTTATGTAGACAACGCCTTTAGGGGGTATCAGGCCTTCCCTTTCTATACCTACAGCTAATTTGTTTGTGGCCTCTTGCGGCTCCCTTAGTATCTTTTTGTGGCCCGCCGAGTTAACCTGATAGCAGCAACAGGAAAAAGCAGCTCTAAACCTAAGCCTTAAAATTGGGCTGTAAAGGACTGTTAAAGGCAGGAGTTCATTAGCCCAAATACGGCCAAGGCTATCTTGAGTAGTTCCAATCACTTTCTATAGATTGGATTGGGGTGGATACTAATGGCTATTGATTGTGCCGTGATTGGGACACGTTTCAGGAGGATTAATCCCATATCCAGAAACAACCAAACCACACCTAGCACATTCCCATTTAGGATCTGGTTTGTTTTTGCTAACTGCGTTATCTTTTGAAAAATCTACGTAAAAAATCCAACCATCCATATCTAACTCCTATCTTGGATAACTACGTATCCTAATTTTGAGAAATGTTGTTTAAACCGTTTTTCTTCTATTCCAAAATAAACCAAAGCGCAGTCAAACGTACCTCCACTAATTTTTCCGTCTAGGCCTTTACAGGGGCTTCCGTTTTCCCAAAATAGAACCATTTCTCTTTAAGCCCATCTTGAGGTAGAATTATTTCTTTCTCGGCTTTTACTAAACTGTATTCGTTGCTACAAGGGTCTAAATCGATTTTACCTACCCAAAACTCCTTTATAGGTTGGACTAATTCAGGTGGGGTGTTAAAACTGTTGTTTTGGTTTGACATTTTCGTGTTTTTGCTTTAATTGGTGTTCTAACTCCGATATTCTATCTGCGTCAAACGAAGATAGAAACCCCAAGAAACTTTTGTCTTCAGTATCTACAACTTTAATTTCATTGTCAACTGTTTCCATATAAACGATTTCTCTTGTAGAACATCTTTCGATAATTGCAAGACAGGTGGGTGGATAGATTTGTAAAAGCCCTTCGTTGTCATAGGCGATTCTAACGTCTGGCTCACAGGGGCAAATTTGAATGATTTTTTCAGACATTGAAATCAGCAAAAGGGTAATTTTCACGCTTTATAATAGAAAAGGGACTTGGGTTTGACCTAACGGTCCAGTCTTTAATATTGCTTGAAGCCCAAGTATACGGATAATATGTAGGATATGTAGGATATGTAGGATATGTGTCTTCCACTTCAGTTCCCCAAACGATTCCTGTCCCCTTACAGGACCTACATTTTTCTTTTGTTTTAGGGATTGAACGACGATAGTACCCTACAAAAACATCACGAACCGACGTTCCAACACTGTTGGCTCTAATCCAGTCGTCCCCTAAAATCTTGTCTCCGGCGTTATATTCGTCCCCCTCTTTTATAATTTCTCCTACTTCTAAAAACCGATAGGTTGTTTCTTGTAAGTCTTTAGAAAAAGAATCTTCGCCGGTTCCATGACACACTGGGCAAGCATATGGGATCATTTTTGTTACCATTTGTTCTCCTATTTTATAGTTGTTTTTAAGATTGCTTTCTTAAACAAACAGTATATCATCGTCTTAAAGATTGTCAATCTAAAATAACAGTTGACAAAGAACAAAAGTCTGGTAAAATTCTTAAACAACCAAGGAGAAACGAATGCAATATCAAATGTTCAAGAACCTAAAAAACGATGACGTAATTCAAGCTGGAGACGAGATAGTAGGAGGGTATATCAACAAATGGACCTCTCTAGAACCTGGGGCAAACGCTATAAATTACAAGGCCTCTTTTTACGACAAAACTTCTTTTAGATTTCGTCGGAAGGTAGATTCCGCCCCCAAATTTAAACAGCACGATACCGTTAAGATTTGCAATAAAGATTCTAAGTTTTTTGGAGTTACCGGAAGGATCGTTGGTATTCGATTTGAACCACTAGGGTTTGTGTATCGCATTAAGTATGACGTTCCACAAGATGTAGAGCAATATAAATATTCTTGGTACATTGAGTCAGAATTAGATAATATTTATTATGATCCTCGTAACATTAAGTTAGGGCAAAGAGTTAGAGTAAACAGTCTTGCTCCCATCTTTAAAGGCAGGGAAGGGGAAATTGCTAAAGTCGATTGTAAGGCGTTTGACTATTGTGTGTCTTTTGGGGATTCTTCAAACGGAGGACCTATTTGTTTCAATGAGAATGAACTAGATCTAATTGAGGAAACGAAATTAAACTTTAAAGTTGGGCAGAGGGTTGTCATTTCAAAACAGATATGGCTTCCTACGCAAGGTGACAGCCATTCAGGAGTAATTGAACGAACCCTAGGTAACGGAGAGCGCCTTTGGGATTATGTTGTAAGACTTGATAACGGAATGAATGCCCCTTTTAAAGAAAACGAAATCGAACTTGAGGTTAGTTTCTTTGAAGGGCTAAGCAAAGACCTGGAAGAGGCGACAAAAAGACTGACCAAAAAAATTAACAAATTGTACTGGGAACAAACTCCGGCATACGTCCCCATTAATTTGAATCTAAACGTAAAATACGCAGACCTACCCGTAAGTAAATACCGCTATCTTAAAATTGGGGAAAAAATTCAAAAGGGAGACGAATATAACTCTATTCTCTGCGGATGGATTCCTAGCCTTTTTGTTGGAGGAGCTGTTACTTCATATGACGACAAAAATAATGTGTATAGAAGGAAGACTGCTTAGCCGTTAATGAAACCCAAATCCGAAAAACGCAAGAAAATATACCAAAAATTCGGTGGTAGATGTGCTTATTGCGGGCATCTACCACCGGAACTTACTTTAGACCACATAAAACCTGTATCTAAAGGAGGGACCTGGAGACTAGAGAATCTTTACCCAGCGTGTTATGATTGCAACAAAGCAAAAAGCAGCTTGTCAATCGAACAATTTAGAGAAGCGATAAATTCTAATTTAATTAAGAAAAACAAACGCTTAAACAGACACTGGGAAGTCACTTTAAATAGATTTAACTGCCCAGTTTATTTTTATTTTGAGAGACCTTTTGGTACTTTTAAAGAAGATAAGGTAAAATTAACAAAATATTGCTCGATGGGTGGGTTTGGTTGTGTAGAGCGGGATTTGTTTGATAAATGTGTACTATTTTAAAATAGCCTTATCTAAACAAGAATCCAGCGTGGGCGCGTGCATGCTCTCGCCGATCAATGCGACGGCGCCGTGAAGGCCGGGGTCGTGACCGAGGAAGATCATGCTGAATAACTGACAATTACTATGGAATCATTTGCGACATGGTACGAATGGTCACGTCTTGATTGACAACATATTCCAAAAACTCGACCAAATCATATTGATTGATTTCTTGCCCACTGGACGCAGTAGTAACCACGTTGTGAAGATTGAAAATCCCCCAATGCCTACCCGCTTTTATAGCATCGATCCACGCGTGTCGTGAGCCCACTGAATTCCCGTTATAAGACAACGCGACGAGCTTTCCCGGAGACACTGGCGGGTACATCTCCCAAAATGCAGCTGTTGATGTGTACATGCCATATGTGGTTCGACCGTATAGCCCCGCTGACAAAACAGAGGCCACAGTCGGTCCATCGAATCTACCTTCAGGATAAGCACAGTGTCGAGTGTCCCATCCGCGTGCTGCATGAAACGCAACGGACCGAGCCAGCATGGCATCACGGTCAGTAGGAGACATAGCCACCCATCCTGACACATGAGCAGCGTACTCGCCATGAATCGCGGCGTCCCATCCATTGGCCACCATTTCATTGACGTGCGCGGTGGTCACAAAACCATCGGTATCGATCACGTCGTTAATCAGAAACGCAGTGGCCGCGATGTTTCGCGACGCGAAGATAGGGAAGGCTCGCGAATATACGTTTGACAATCCGTCGTCAAGGCAGAACGTGACAACGCCGTTTGGAAATTCTTGCTTTGTATCCCTGGCAATCCCGACAAAACCCACCCTTACTTGAGCCTGTGCTACTGGGTTTCCTGAAATCCAAGCGTCGTTCAGGCGGAATCGAATGGCTTTGATCGACGTCCAATCAATTGTACCGAAAGCAGCATCATATGTGTTCCGATACAGTGACAGCAAAATCCACGTTCCGTCTGGACCGATCCATCTCTGCGTGGACACATCGTTGGTGTTTCCGATAGACCAAGACACTCCATTGGTATACGCGGAAGCGTTGGTATCTGATCCGGCATAGACGGTGGCCCACGCAAAGGGCACGGTTCCGTTATTTTTCAAAGCTGTGGTGTCCGTCACCTTGACAGCTATCACCAGGTGAGAGTTAGAGAGATCCCACGGTTTCCCGGTGTAGGCGGGAGAGTTGATGTACGGAGCACCTCCCGTTCCGCTCGAAGTGATTACCGCGCAGTCAGTTCCAGAACCGTAGTGATCGGGATCGTTGAGCGCAATACTAGCTGCCCCTGTGATGCCGCCCGTGGACCACGTGGATACGGCGGCAGAAGTTGAGCTGAAGCCGCGTTCGATGGGCAACGGCGTCAACACACGCGCTCGGCGGGCCGTAAAATCTGACGTCTGAAACCTGCGCATCCCCGGAGAGCTAGCAATTCCGTCGATTATCGCTTCCTTAATTGTCGCCCCGCCTGAAGCAATCGCTTGGGCGTTGGTTTTCGTCGCGTCGTCTAGGTAGCGTCTGTCTGCGCTGTCTGTGATGTCGGAAGTAGTTGCGTCTGCCCCTCCGGTGACGAGTCCTTTTGCGTCGTAGGTGACCTTGGTCTTGGTGGCCCCGGTGATCGCTGAGTTGGCCGCGACGCCTCCAAGCTGGGAAAGGGTCGGAGCGGACGGGTAAATCATCTGGAGCCAAGACCCGATCTGCGTTGGGTCGGCGCCAACAATGGTCCATATCGTGCCCGAGTCAGAGCGCGAGCAGAAATCTCCCTTCTGTCCCGTCAATCCGAGCATCGCCACCTGACTTGAGACTGATCCAAGATAGTCTTGGATCGCGATGTCTGGCACTTGCGAAGCGGTTAACTTCCCATCGCTCCCAAGAGTAGCAGCTCCGTTTGGAGCCCCAAGCGCAGCGCTGGCCACTACCCCACCGTGCGCTGCAGTAGTTAGTCCAGCGTGCGTGTCTAGGTGGCCCTGGACGACAGACGCAGCGCCAGCCGCATCGAAATCAGTAGCCGCGTGAGTTGCAGCCGTACCGAGTGTAGCGATGGCAGCAGCAGCGGCAGCGACCGGGGCGTCTCCTGTCGCCACGGTGCTCGACGTTGTACCTGTGGGAAGTTGTGCGACAGGAACCTTAATGTCTGTTCCAAGCGAGGCTACGCCACTAGCCGCGCCCTTCTGCGCTGATGGGATGGCAGCGTTGGCCGTGGACTGCGCGGACGAAGCAGCTGACGCCGCCGAGCTAGCAGCGTCCCGCGCCGTTTGGTCAATGGCTGCGGAATACGCAAGATCGTTCCATGTCGTGGACCCGTCTCCTACCTTCCTTTTTTTCGTGTCTGTCTCGTAGCCTTCTTCACCGGCCAGAAGTACCAAGTTTGCTGCTGTCCACTGCGCGGCCGTGCCGCGAGACAATCGAATATGTACGGTTTCAATCGACATTAGAGAGATCCTCCATCAAGGGTGTTGGCTTCGCTGTAGTCCGTTCCAGGTCCACCACCATCAAACACGTCCGCGCTCACGTAATCGATTCCGGGGCCACCTCCATCCAGGATGCGGCTAAGCCCTTCACTTCCCGCGTCCATGAACGCCATTTTCCCGCCTGCAACCCTGGTCAATACTTGTCCAGGCGTCGACACCCTTGACCCCGACATGACAACGGTCTCCATGGGAGTAGCCAGCGCCGTCGCAAGCCCGTCTCCTCTAGGCCCCTGGTTAATTACCACTGTTTTTATTAGAGCTGCCTCTACTTTTACATTAATTGTGTCAGGAGGCTGTATTGCCACATTAAATTCTTTTACGTCCAATGCGTTACTCCTGCTTCTACAATTACGTCACCTTTAATGATCTTATAAACCTTAGATTTATCTGAATTACCAATAAGAACATCCCAAGTAGGCAAAGGAGGTTTGGGAGGCAAGGCAGTAGATGTAGGTTTTAGTAAAGCAGTTTGTTCTAAAGGAATAAATATTTTTAATTGACCAGCAGCAGCGTCTATGATTGTGATTACTGGAGTGGCCAATACTGTAGCTCCATCGGCTGTTTTTATTTGACTTTCCCCAGTATAATCGAGAAGATTAAATGGGGTTCCGTCCGCTTGCGTTATAGTTATAGTAGCTTCCCACGTTGCATTATTTTGTATAGTAGGAGAATACGAAGCCATATTTTAAAGATTGTTATTGACAAAAGAAAAATAAATGTTAATGTAAAGCATGTCCGATACAAATCTATATAAATGTCACACCTATGATGGAGGCGGTACCTTAAACTTTGTCGACGTGTGTCAAACTGTATTTACATCTCCAAATGCATTAGAGATGATGAGCTGGGCCATTTTACGCAATGAGTTTGGCCCTAAGACGGCTCAAAAATTTACGGAAAAGTTTGCCGAGTATTTGACTTCTAGATCAACTCCTGAATTTATCTTAACCTCTGGATTGATTGCTTTTATTATTAATAGATTGGAAAGAAATGAATACAGCTCAAAAGCTTAACGCAATGGCTAAAAAGACAACAGAAGACACTAATTCTAAAACCAAAAGTATATTAAATACTGGACTTCCGAAATCTTGACACAATGCAAAAAAAGAAGCTAAAGACGGAAAATTTAATACAAAAATCTTTTTAAGGCAAGATCTACAATCGTTTTGGCTTACTCCCATTTATATCAGTAACGAAGCGGCTCAAAAAGCTGTTTTGAAAATAAAAGAAAATCTTGAGAATGATGGGTTCGTTTTTGTTGAAATTAAAGACGGTTTTATGATTCCTTGTATTTTTGAATATATGGCAAGATTTAATATGGCAAGATTTAAAATCTCTTGGTAAACATGACTGATTTAGAACTTTTTACCCCACCTAAAGATATAACCGTTTTAAACTTACCGTTCCCTAAGGGCAGGCTAATCGCTATAGGAGACGTTCATGGTTGCTTAGAGGAACTTAACTCACTTTTAGCAAATCTTCAAATAACAAATAATGATACTGTTGTTTTTTTGGGTGATTTAGTAGATCGAGGGCCAGACCCTGAAGGCGTAGTCCAAAAGATCCTACACCTTGCTAACTATTATAGTTTTTATAACGTATTGGGTAACCATGATGAAAAGCTTCTAAGATACCATTATCATTCACTAAAAAAGCATGTTGACCCAAATTACAAAATTCCTATGAGAGTTAACTCAACTTATAGCCAAATGAGTCAAACAAGTTTAGAGTTTTTAGCAAAATGCCCTCATGCAATCTTTTTTGATAATAAAGGAACTGAAGAGCTGTATCCAGTAGTTTGCGTTCATGCGGGGCTTGCACCTTCTTTATTTAAACAAGATCCAAAAGCGTTTATACGTAACAGGTATTTTACTAAAAACGTAAAAGACAACAAGTTAACTCCTGTAAAGTCAATTGAAATTAACGGGGTGTGGCATGTTCCTGAAAACTCTTACCCATGGAGTCATTTTTGGGATGGTCGCTACACGGTCGTATATGGTCATGCAGTTTATCCTCAACCAGAAATAGTCAATAATACAATAGGGTGTGATGGAGGATGCTGTTTTGGAGGCGTATTAAGGGCTTGGGTTAAACCTAGCGGATTAAATTCTTTTTTTGTTGAAATCAAATCAAATTTAAGGTAAGGTGTAAGTATGAATAGAAAACAACTAATATATGTGACTTCGGGTATAAACCTGTTTGGTATGCTAACCGTTCTTTTCCTACCAGGTATCCTACTATCAGAAAAGTGGGCAATCGTAGCGGTACAGTTTTTTATGCGTTGCGTTTGATGGAATTTTACAAAGAAACCAAACCATAGAAGATCAAGAAAACGAAATTAAAAAGCTAAGCAAAGCCCTGGAGGTTTCTACGTGGACGATTTGCGCTCTAAGGCAAACCTCAGCTTTTAAACGCAAAAGATGTTGAGTTTGGAGAAGAACTTCTTAAAAAGGTCAACCATGAATAATTTGAAACATACCTATGGTAAAAATAGACACCCACCACTTCCAATCATAAAGGGTCATTTTGTTAGGCCCACTGCCCCAGCTGAATTAAAACCGTCTTTGTGGGAATCAGAAATGTGTCTACACCCAGAACATAAATTTCCAAGCATGATGTATGTTCCTCCAGGCAAGACTTACGAACATGTCTGCCCTGGATGTGGAACTAAATTTTATTGCAAAGGCAGCTCTATTGTTTGTTGAGGCAAAAGCAATGAAAGTTAAAGATCTAAAAGAAATTCTTTCTACATGCGATGATAACGCGGAAATTGTTGTTTATTCTGACTCAAACAGTCGAGACAATGAAGTCACTGGTTATAGAAAAATCCCGTTAGGATCTTGCTACTTTGGTGGTTCAGAACCAGATTCTCCATTAGATGAAGACTGTTTGATCTTAGAAATTTTTGTAGAGGCATAAATGTTTCCTATTCGTTCTTTTAACAAAAAATTAGCCTCAAAACTAAGACGAGACATTTACTTATACGGAGTCTGTTTTGTAGAAATTATAACAATTAACGAAAAGCTTAACTTAAGACAGGTTACGTACAAACATCCGTCAAAAATGATCTATGACTTAGAAACGCGTCAATTCAAAGCCATAGAATAAGACAAAGGTAGTGGGGCAGTTGTTCCAGCTACCAAAGCACTTAGGTCTATACTCACTGCACTACCGTTTTGTTTTACTGAGACTTTATCTATTCTACTGAACATAGAGCTTTGGGTAAGTTGTGTTCTTATTGCGTTTACAACGTCTTGGGCGTTAAAGTCAGCCAAACTCAACCCAATTGAAAGAGGCATACCTATAGTTCTGTGTTGGACCAATTCGCCTTTTTCAATTGACAGTACGGTTTTGACCCACTGTATAATATTAGCTAAACCAACGGCATAACGCAAATCGTCATTGACTAAAATCAAGTCCATATCAGATCCCAAAAGTAGATCTACCCCACCAATGCTAACCATGGGGTCCATTGCATTTATTCCTGGAATGTCTTTGGTTATGACTGAATCTAAATCTAATGGCTCTATGTCACTGGGTATCCAAACAAGGTTCCTAGAGCAAATGGTGCCACTCAGGAACGCTTCTAAGACTGCGTTGTCAGCTACCCGGTAACTATCTACCGATGAGTCCATTTTAAGATATGACACACCGTTTAAAGTTCGTATGCTTTCTACCGTAAACTGAACTCGATTTGCTGCGTTAGATGACAACCAGATCTTCTTACCTACGAATAAATCATCTGATTGGTTCACAACAACAGTTTTTTCTTTACCGTTGACTAAGATAGGGATAGAATACCCGATTTCATCAATATATGGAGAGCGTAGCCCGTTTAAAGCTATTATCTCCATATATCTATTTGGATCCTTTAGGTAACTAGAAGCAAGTCCCTCTAAAGTAGCTCCAAAGGGGAATGGAATGGCAAATTTAGATATTGGTTGTTTCCACGCAATCCCAGAAGAAACAGCTAGTCCACCAAATCTTTCTAAGAAAGTCGGTTGTTCTGCGGGTTCTCCGTCAGCTGTAGCGGCAAATTGCTGTAAAACAATAACCGATTCATTTAACGCGTTAAGACTATCCCAATCACTTTGGGTAGGGGTTTCTTTAATTGGTGCTATGTTTATTCCATAGGTTTCAGCGTAAGTAGGATCTCCAGCTCCTACTAGAAAAGCTATTTTATCGGCTGTGTTTCTAATTGTGTTAGCGTAGTCTTCAAAATCTTTCCTACGTAGGGTCCTAACTCTAGAAATATCACTTAAAATATCTTTTTTGACATCTTGAGGCAATGAAAGAGCCGAGATCGGTATTTGACTTGCTAAATCATCAGGAATGTCTTTTAGCGCCAGTTTATTTGACTTGCCCCCCATAGGAGTTGTCGTTGCCGCTCTATTTGTTCCCTGCCCAGACGTAGTTGTATTCACCCTTCCCGCCATAGAAGTATCTTGATAATGAGAAGAATTGTCTAATGAGTATTTAACAGCCTTTATGGAAGAATCAGAGGTTTGTCCAGAGGATAACTGGTTCCATAATTGAGAACTATTGTTTTTTAGATCTAAAACGTTTATTGTTACTCTGTCTTTTACGGCTTGAGGGATATCTGACAAAGACATCGACGCACCAAGCAAATCCTTACCCAAAAGAATGGTGTCGTGGAATGGTTTGAACAAATAATCAACATCCCCCAACACTGCTTGCTTCAACGTCCCAATTTTTTGTACTGCCTGCCTAGCCGCCGTTAATGTATTTATAGCTCTTGCAATTAAATTAGGACTGTGCCTAATAGGGGTAACTACAACATCATCTAAATTACCTGCTTCTAAACTTATTCTTTTCCAAGCTTTAAAATCTAGCGAATATTTGTATTCTAAAGGAGAAGAAACATCTTTAGATACAACAAATGAGGCTGGACTGACTAAAAATACTTGGCTCTCTTTCCAAATAGCAACGGCCAATCTAAGGCCTTTAGCTTCATCGTCGTTTAACTTCTTCTTTGCTACATAAGATTCTAAAAAATCTCTCAACAAAGCTATTTGTTTGAATCCAGTTGTTTGAGCTAGATTTTTATCATAGTTAGGTAGGTCTGTATTAAACTCAGCTTCTTGATGAACGTTATAGGCCTTAGGAGCGTTGTTTAAAGCAGACCCAATGGCTTTTTGAGCACTGCTATAGGCAGATCTAGCCGTGTTTACAGTACCGGCAAATATAGATACAGCTTGATCTTCTAATTTGCTTAAAGCCCCTGTTCCAGACCTAGAAGCTCCAGAAGATCGATATGGTAAAAATCCTGTAGTACCATGGAAAGAAATGTACCTTATAGGCGCTGCATTATGTTCTTCAACTATGCCACCAAGCGTTACAGTCGTCTGAACAGCAAAAGGAGTTGAAATAGACATTGACTCAGGGGGTAGCGGTAAAGTATACTTCCAGTCTTTGTATTGCTTGTAATAAACAGCTCCCGTATCGCTTTTGTTCGTATTGACTACAAGAAGTTCGTAGGGGCAATACTTATCCCATTTTTTTATATCTAGATTAGGTCTAAGCCAAAACCCGTCTTCTACATAGCTTTTTTGTTCGTTTAAAGCCGCTTGGGTTAAGTTCTGCTCAATACTAATAGGTCCCTGAATAGGCAGGTCACCTTCATTTGTTTCAGGTTCTTGGGACAGAGCAGACGCAGACGCAGCTTGAAAATTAACCACACCAGCTGTGTTAAAAATACCCACTTATTTAACTTGTAGAGTTACGGTTTCTTTAGTAGTTTCTTCGGTCTTTTTGGTGACTTCAATTTCATCAGGATCGTCTAGAAACTTATCTTTAACTCCAATTGCACTTGAAAGTCTTTTAATAATAGCATGGTAAACGGCTAAACTAATACCACTTGCAATAATGCCTATGATCAATCTGTCAAAGTATCTAGTTCCAACCAAATAAGTTTTAGGAATAGCAGCAAGGAAGCCTCCTATTAGATAAGAAAGAGTGAACCAACCGTGGGTACTAGACTTACTATAAAAAGTAGGAGAAAATTGACTCGTTGCTCTCTTAAGTGTCAAGATTAAAATAGCTAGACACAGACAACAGGAAATAAACGACCAATTGTAAAGAGGTGCCCACATACTTGGATGAATTTTGTCTATAATATTTTGAGTTTCCATTTGTATCTCCTAGTTAAGATTACTATTCTTTTATGTTTCTTTGGTAAATTAAAGGCGGGTTAGAACCTGAAAACATCACTTGAAAATAACGCCCCGTATCAACAAAATCATTAGCGTTTAAATACTGGGTGTCTAAAAGCGGCACTCCATTTGTTTTAGGAGCCCTAGTTCTGTGTTCTAACCCACCTCCAGAATGACCATACATGACCACATCTGCTGTTTCGTCTACAACCTCAAACAAATCATTTGCGTCCTGTAACTCCATTACCTTGTTTTCAGGAAACGACAAGGGGAACGGCCTATGATGACAATAAACCAATTTAGGTAGGTCCATATTGGTAGATTTGTTAAAAACCTCTCTAACTTTGTCTAGCTGATCTTCTCCAATCATTCCACAAGCAAAATCAAAGTTTTTGTATGTCAAAAGGCAGCTGTTCAACCCCATAGTCAAAACCTTTGTGTCTTTGTATTCTAATAGAATTTCTACGGGGTTTTTAGTTGTATAGTCAACATTATTAATAGTAAAAGGCTGAAAATATTTCTTCCAGTAATTGATAGAATCAGGGCTGTACAAATTGCCTAAGATTCCACAGTCATGATTCCCTAAGGATAGTAGTAATTTGTGGGAAAAAGGGGCTAGTATCTTTTGGGCCTTTTGATACTGAAACTCTAACGCGCTGTCTACAATATCTCCAGTAACCGCTAAATAGACGCCTTGAGCGTTGTTAAAGTGCCTGTTGTAAATTTTGGTTAATAATTGAGATACAGTTTTATCACTATCATTGCCTTTTATATGAGTATCTGAGATATGTATTATTTGTATCATTTGTTCTTCTTACAAAATTGGGTTGTTGGTGGTCGCTTAATAGGATTCCCCGCGACCACCCACACGAAAACGGCCAGGGCGGCGAGGGCTAGGATGGTTGCGGGGACGGTTGGCATGGTCAGAACTTGCTTGCGGTCAGGACGGCGTTGTTAACATCGACCGTGCATGTTCCGCCGTCTCCCGTGACGGGTTCATCTGCGGCCATCTGCAGCTCTATGGTGCTACTAGTCCCCACGGAGCCAACGCGGCTAAGCGACCATCTTTTGCGATATAGATTTTCCAGCTGACTAACATCTATTTCTATCTGCGGTCCTACCAGGGAGCCGGCCACGAGAATACGTGCGTAGACGCGAAATGGTGACGAGCTTGTGGCAAACGTGCAAAAGAAAGTGGCATCCCCGGTAATGTGCATATACGCTCCCGCCGCCGTGTACGAAGCCACCGTTACCCAGCCTGAGCTGTGATGAATGCTTGTTGCGGAGGCAGGGCCTGTGTACATCACAGGCAGCGGTCCTCCGCTCAACGACACTTGCACCTGCCTGTTTGGCGCGCTTCCTATGATATTTGTCGATATCCCCGCACCGGCTACGACGCGGTTGTAGAGCACGTCAGGAGTATCACCTGACACGGCAACCACCTTTCCGGCGACTGCGGCCAGATTACTCTGCACCGCCGCCGCTGCACCTGACTGGTCCGCTCCCACGCTTGACCACGTTGGGGCCGCGACGCCCTCTATATGTGTCGTGTCTGTGAAACGCGCCCAATTTCCATATGTGCAAGCCCCGCCGCTGCATCCGATGCCGGAGACTGTACCGTTGGTCACGCAAGTAGGAACGCCATTGTCAGTTAGGTAGGTCATTACCTGCCCAGTGGCGCAAACCGAAGTTGGTTTCCATAGATCCGCAATTCCGTGGCCAGCAAGCGTCAAATTTGGTGCGCTTATGGGTTGATTAAACTCAGAGTAGGTATCAGTTATGCGCAAGAATCCGATGCCGCCCTGAAGGTATAGACCAGATGCACTAAACAACTGCAATGCTTTCAGTGTGCGCGTTCCAAAATCCTCTGCAATTATTTTTGCAGTGTCGTCACTCGCGTACACAAGCACCAGGCGCTTCCCTACGGTCGGGAACGCGTCTGTCCCTTCGCCGATGGCTACCGCAGCTTCCACATCAACCCCAGTGCTTGGGTTGTCTTTGATAGAACCCGTCCGCAGCCCGAGTAATCCATTGAACACGGCAACGCTGTCAGCACTGCCCGTGCCCGTGAGCGTATTGGTCGCCGTGTTCGTCACCGTCGAGCTGATGCCCGTCAGCGAGCCCAGCGCCGTGTTGGTAGTCGTCGACGTTGCTGTCCCAGTGCCGATTACGCCGATGATACCTCCGCCGAACGTGAGTGTCTGCGTATTCGTCACGGTGCCATTAGCCGAGATTGGCATCTGCGGGCCAAGCACAATCGCCGTGGTCGTGACCGTGCCGGTGGTCGTCTGCGTGTACGTCATCGACTGCGTGCCAGTCACCGTCTGCGTGCCCGTGGCTGTGTAGGTGTTCGAGGCAGTGTGCGTGCTTGTCGTCGTCACGGTGCCCGTGCTAGTTGCGGTGCCGGTCACGGTCTGGGTGACTGTGCCTGTGGCCGTGTAGGTGCTGGTCGTTGTGCCTGTAGCCGTCTGGGTGATCGTGCCTGTCTGTGTCCCGGTCGACGTGGTCGTCCCTGTCTCCGTATGGGTTGAGGTCGAAGTCCATGTTCCCGTGAGTGTCTGAGTTCCCAGCGCGGTGGCTGTCCAGGTGCTGGTGTCTGTTTGGGTGACGGTGATCGTGTCGGTGCCCAATGCGGTAGATGTGGCCGTGCCCGTCGAAGTAGTCGTAACAGTAGCCGTGGACGATGACGTGACTGTTGCCGTGCTGATGGCAGTCTGCGTGCCGGTTTGATACGCGGTCCCTGCGCCAGCAGCGACCACGCCATTGAGGACCCCCGCGCCCGTTGCTGGTGTCCTGCTGACCCAAGTAGCGCCGCTGTCACCGCTCGTCTGGATTGCAGCTGTGTTGTCCGTGTTCATACCGACGGCTACGCAATTGGTCCGCGTGGTGTCGCAGGCGACACCGATGAAGTACCCCGCGCCCGTTGCTGGTGTCCTGCTGACCCAAGTTGCTCCACCGTCACCGCTCGTCTGGATTGCAGCAGCTGTGTTGTCCGTGTTGTGCCCGACGGCGACGCAAACCCCTCCATCAGTTGTTGTCTGTGTGAGGCTACCTGTCGCGGTGTAGGTGCTGGTACCTAGTGCAGTGCTGGTCTGCAAGGCTGTCGACGTTTGAATTGCAGTTGAGGTATCCGTCCCCAACGCTGTCCACGTATACGTCCAAGTGCCAGTACCCGTTCCCGTCCCAGAAATGCTCGCCGCTGTCATAGATGCCGTCGCCGTTACCGTGGCTAGGAATGTGATGTCTGTTGATGTCGAGGTTCGCGTGACGGTGAAGGTACCACTCCCAGCGTTGGTTTTTAGGTAGGTGGCAGTCATAGTGTGCGTCGCAGTGTTCGTGTTGCTGCCCGTGCCACTCGCGGTGGCGGTTCCTGTGACTGTTCCCGACACGGTTCCTGTCCCGGTGTCTGTCCCCGTAGCTGTTCCCGTTCCAGTCCCCGTCATTGTGGCTCCAAGGGCTCCGGTGCCGCTGGCCGTTGCACTCGCCGTTCCTGACAGGGTTGCAGTGGCCGTGATCGTAGCTGTTAATGTGACCGTCGAGACGTTGGTTTTTGTCGTCGAGACTGTGGCGGTTCCGCTGCCTGTGAATGTACCAGACCGTGAAACGGTAGCGACTGCCGTTGCGGTGGCACTTCCGGTGTTTGTGCCATCTGCAGTGACCGAGCCGGTCCCTGTTGCGGTGGATGTGCTGGTAAGGGTATTGGACACCGTGATGGTTGACGAATTTGTGACAGTTGACGAATTGGTAAGGGTATTGGACTGAGTCACCGTTCCGGTGAGTGTGACGGTTTCGGTCACCGTACTGACTGCCGTCTCGGTGAATGTTGGCGTCGCGGTCTGCGTTTCCGTGCTTGTATTTGTCACCGTCTGCGTAGTGGTGACTGTACTCGTGCCAATTGCAGTCGCTGTGTGTGAGCTGGTCGAGGTGGACGAATTGGTAACAGTGACCGTGTCGTTGTGGGTGCTCGTGTTGGTCACAGTCGTGGTCGGGGTGTTGGTGACGGTCTGGGTGTTCGTCACCGTGTTAGTCACGGTCGGCGTTGTGGTGCTCGTGACCGTGTTTGTTGCCGTCAAGGTGTTGGTCACGGTTGGGGTTGTGGTGTTCGTGACCGTGTTGGTGTTCGTGACCGTGTTGGTGGCGGTAGTGGTAGGCGTCGTCGTTTCGGTGTTGGTATTCGTGACCGTCGAAGTATTGGTCACCGTGCTAGTGCTCGTTAGCGTACTGGTGTTAGTTTGTGAGCCCACGCCCTGCGTGGCACAAGCCAGGGGGGCGGCGCAGCCTATGGTCGGGTCTGGGAGCATCGTCTGGGGCCAAGCGCCCGATGGAGGCACGCAGGCAATTTGTCCTGGAGTAGGCGTGCTAGGGCAGTAGTCCGTGTCTGTCTCCGTAGCCGTCCCGCTCGCCGAAAGCGTTTGGACCGTGCCCCGTGGGGTGATGCGGTGGACATCGCGCTGCTGGATTGGATCGATCTTGCCGTCTGCCGAGCACAGGTCAGCCGGGTTGCCGTATTCTCCACCGGGGCAGGTCTGCGTCCAAGCAACGCTTCCCCAACTTAAAGAAACCAAAAGCAACCCAACGATAATACACTTTACCTTATTCATATATAATACCTCGCGTTAATTATGTAGCAATTGGGTAACTTTGATAGCTAACCAATCTCCATCTGTTTTCAGTTAAATCCAAGCGATAAACAAGTTCTGTAGGATATTTAAAACCATGCATTTTACCTGTCCCAGAAGGATCAACGTCATTAGCTAAGGGCAAATAATTACTATAACCTGGGGTATTAGATCCACTATGAACGTTTATAAGATTGTTAGGGGCTGCGTTTATTATGTAAACCCCCATAGTAAAGCCATCTGGTATACTTGTTCCATCTGACCATTTTTTAGAAATTCCATAAAAATCATTTGAAGCCGCAGTAAGTCGTATGTAGTCAGAATAGTCCCCATTTGTCTTTAAACTAGGAACCAACCACCCTCCAGACACATCTGATGCGTCAATCGCTGAATAAAGAGAACTGTTAGGATGCTGTAAGACAAAGCTTCTATGGCTTAGTTGATCATGGGCTCCTGTAGCGATTCCAGTGATGGGCATCTGGAATGGGACAGTAATTTTTGATCCCCAGTTTGGTCCACCAATTTTTGCGTGAATCGTAACAGAGTCTGTACAAGTAGAACTTAGCTCAACCGTAGCAATTAGTTGATCCGTAGTAGATATAGCGTATGAAGCACCTAAAAACGTAAACGATATAGGGTTAGGCATTATACTGTAAATAGGAGAAGATGAAGCTTCGAATAACAATGACGTTCCAGAGCCCCAATATCGCCTTATTGCTACTTTTAAGAAAACACTCCCATTAGGGGGATATGAATCAAGTAAAACAGACTCAAAATCAAATAGCCAAGGTCCTGCTGGAATTACGTTTACGCCAGGAGTGCCTATAATAGTTGTAAAATCTTTAAGAATAAAGTTGTCATTGGTAACCGTTCCAGTCGCGTCATAGGTGTTTTTAGCCCCAAGAGCAGTTAACTGTGAACGAGTACATAAATCATAAACGGGATCTATTCCAGGTGGTGCAGAATCTGAAACGGTCCAGGATTGCTCCGTTCCACCATCCTCTAAATAAACAGGCGGAGCGCTGTTAAACGTAATATATTTGTTTCCGTATACATTACCTGTTGCAATGTAAAAAGTAAGGCCTTTAACAAATGCACTTCCCGTTATATATCCAGGCATTCTGCGTATTCGAGCATGAGTATTAACCTGAGCGTAATATGGGGTGCCGTCATCTGCTACGCGGCGCTCCATATGCAGACCTATGTCTTCTATTGTATAAGGACCGAATCTTGGTGTATCGTACTGCAAGGGCGGCGATTGCGGAGGCAGCTCATAGCCCATAAAATTTAGGCCAACAAGATTACAGCCTGTATTATCTATTACGGGAGTTATTCCATCCAAATCATCTAAGGTTAAAGCCCCTATAATAGAACGTTCATACACGCCTGGTTGGCTGGGTACAATACTCCAACCGACATCACTGCTAACAGCAGAATTAAGGTTAACAACACAAGTAAGTTTGCCTCCATAATTAGGATTGTCTAATTCAGCATAAAAAAGCTCTGTGGCCGCCTGTTCTGGGGTTATTATTTTTTCTGGATGTTGATGTTTTGCATCACTTACTTCACCTGAATTACCAGGATCCCCAACCCCTCCATCTGTTGTAGGGATCAAATCACTTATTTTGGGCGAAGTTATCCTTACTAAAGGCTTTGCATTAGAAGAATCAACGTCTATAGTCGTCCCCCCAGACCCTTCTAATTCGTTAAATAAAGGGCCATGGGTAGTATCTGTTGAAGTGGCCTTTACTTCATGATCGTCAATACCTAAAACTAGTTGATCGATAGTTTCTAGGGTTTTTTGAACATCTGTATCTAAAATATTTAAATTTTTAGTAAATACGGTTGAGTCTACACTAATAGCGGTAGATGGATGTTGGTCAGGTAAATCTCGGTTTATTAATTGACTATGGTCTCCTGAACCGTCATCCCAGATTAACGCCTTAGCCACTTCCATCCAATAGCTTTGACTTCGTATGCCAGTGTCAAAACCGCCAGCGGACAAAAAATACAAGATACGTTTTGCAAGTGTTACAGGATCCATATGCATGGTTAGCCTGCCTCTTGTGTTTTATGGTTTGAGGTGTAGAGTTTAGAACAAACCTTTAACACAACGCTTTCTAACAAAGCAGTTTGTTCTATAAGAGCCTCGCACATACCCGTAAGATTGTTGCTTAAGCTACTTTAACGCTAGGAGACAAAACAGAAATCAAAGAGCCAGAAGCGGCTGATAACGCGGCTTGTTGTGGAGGGGTGGGGAGTGTTGGTGCTATAATTCCAAAAGCCAACCCTAACACCTGTACTAAAGATTCACCCAAAACAGCAGATTGAGAAGCATTAGACCCTATATTAGTGCTTGTAGAGTTTAGGTTGGTTACGCTTGAGTTTACGTTTACGGTGTCAGCTTCTATATTTGCTTCTTTGGTTTTTACTGTAACCGAACTAGAGCTATCAATAGTTATAGAACCTTCTTTATGATTCACCAAGACAGAACACTTGTCATTAGGAGTGCTTACTTTAAAATTTCCATTAGCTTCTACTTTAACAGTAGTACCAGAGCCTTCTTTGTCTGCGTTTTTGTCTAAGTCGCCTAAGTTGTCGGTTTTTCCCTTATTAACAATAGACCAAGACCCATCATCAAAAACCTGGAAGTTAACTCCATTGAATTCAAGTTCTTTATGAATTCCTGTAGAAGCATCTTTTCTTTGTTGAGGTCCACCGATTATAATAGCTCTAGCGTCATTGCCTTCTACGCAAAGTATAAAAACCCTAGAACCATTACCTAATTTAAAGTCTTGTTTGTCAGAAACTCTAAGGGCTGTATCTGAGTGATCTGCTAACCCACAAAGGGAATTAAGGACCATACAGTGATGATACGTACGATGCGTTGCGCTACCACCTTCATAATGCTGCACAAGGACTTCGTATTCTCTATACAGCTTAGAATAAGACTCTTTGTCAGTAGGTAATATTTCTCTCTTGACTTCGCCAAACCTTAGCTTTATATTTCCGTTGGGTAAATTGCCACCTATAGGAATATCCCCTAAAATATGTGTTGTGTAAATAGATGATACTGTTTCAGGCATTAACTATTCTCCACAACCATGCCAGGGTTCAGTTTAGTAGAAAACAAGTCGTCTCCAGCTTGTTTTACACCATTGGCAAAACTCAAAGGTTTCATTCCGGCATATCTAGGAGACACTGAATTACCCTCTCCTTGGTCTACTGGGATTCCGTGAGTAACATTCAAGGTTGTGTTAAAGTATTTGATTCCTCCGTTTACTCCACAAGTATGACTCAAGCTGTTAATATGAAGAGCTATTCCATCAATTTCAATATTATCGCCTTCAGCAATCGGGCTTTGGATTCCAAAACAATTAACAGTCCCATTTAAGGTATATTGAACCCCCATGTTCCAGTCCGCTATAGCTTCCATCCATGCAGTTCCACGCCCTTCGGTCATAACGTCTGTAATAGATTGCATTACAGAGTGCATGTATGGCTTGATACCCGATCTAGCCATATCAACAACATCTGCTATTGGTGGGTTATGGCTCATTTGTGCTGGAATACTATATTCTTGTTCTTGGTGATAAATATCTAAATTGCCATAAACGTGGATAAAATTCCAGTGCGCTGTGTTAGAACGCCCAAGGTCTAAATTAGTCACAAGTGCAGAAGGTATTTTCCATCTAGGCATTGACAAAAACCTAGTTAATGGCATACTAGGGTCTTCTTGTATTGCGTTTGAACTAAAAGGTATCTGCCTAAAAACTATCGTAGGCGTTATATCGCCCCACACATCTGGTCTAAGACACGTATACATCTCATTGATAGTTGGGTTCTTAAAGGTGTTTAAAAAACCCCAGAGAGGAGTGTTTACAAATGACTGTTCAATAGGAATATAAGTGCCTTTAATTCTTTCGTGACACATAAGGCGGTTTTTAAACGACTTATAAAAGTCAATGTCTGGAACAAACCCATGGTGGAACTGATCGTCTGTGGGGCTATATTTTTGAACCCCTGTAAGTAAAGTTAATAAATCACCGTACCCATAAGCTTGATGCCCAAACCCATCTCCCTTACGCTCATCTACAGCAGTTCTCCCTAGCGTAGTTGCTACGTTTAAGGGAACTAAATAAGCGTAAGGAGCTTCGCCGTTTTGTTGAGGTGAGGGTTTTAGATTAGATCCTATAATTTCCGAAGGCTTGTTGACTATAGGATTCTTTGCTTTTCCAACAACTAAATCTAAAAACCCCGTTAGAAGAGCCTCTGCATTATCTTTTATTTGCCCTGCGCTAGAATTTAGATTGCTTAACCAAGAGTTTACATCTTGGCCTATTTGTCCCATGAACTGCCAGATATCAGTTAATGACTCTACGCTTCCTAATGCTGGATCGTAAAAGAAAATAGTTGACAATTCATCAAAACCAACTCCTTGTAAACTATAGGTAACAGTTTTTACCCCATTGGTATCTACTCTTAGGTTCTTTCTTATATCGTGAACCCTACCAACAAATTTAAGACCTGAATTAAAATCATTGGCGGCTTCACCTTTTTGGAGAGCTTTTATAATTTTAGCAGTATCGTTGGGATTTGTGTGCATCCAGGACATTAACCAATCTCCAGGGAGCATTGCGTTAGCTGAGAGGTAGTTGGTGTCGCCCTTTAAAATAGCATTCAATGTTTTAACGCAACTGTCCTTAGCTCCAGATACTGACATTTGAATACAGTCAGAAGTAATAATAAGAGGAGGAGACTTCCTAGATATTGCCCCAGATATAGGAGTCACTGAAGAAAGAGAGCCCCTTTCTAGCCTAGAGTAGGTAATCGGACTCCCTAATCTAAAAACCGCAATACACCAAGATGGGCTAGCGTCAAATTCTTGCCCCCCCTCGTTTTTGTAATCTTTGCCGATATCATAGACAACCCCACCCTCAACAGACGTTATTGTTTCACTGCCATCTATATCAGGCGTGTCGCTTCTAAGGTTTTCTAGAAAAAAATCTTCGCTCTCTACATCTAAAGGTATTGCCATTATCTAGTACCTTGAGCCTCTTTAGGGGCTCTTTGTTTGATAGCACTAGCCAAATTAGAAGCTGCCTTTACGAAAGCGTCTGACAAAGAGCTTAGGTCATTGCCTGCTCCACGTTCTTTTATGATTTTGTCAACTTCTTTTGCCCCATACTTCTCTTCTAATTTTGCTTTGGTATCTGGATCTAGGTTCCCGCCATGTTCAGCTAGAGCTTCTTGAACCGCTTTTACCCTAGCAAGCTCCAATGCCTCTTTGCCTCCGGGAGCAGTGGCGTGTGCCCCTCTACCACTAGGCATTACAAGATCGTCCGTTGTCCTTAAGAACTCTAGTGAAAGCTTACCTGCATTAGCTAATTTATCGCCACCTAAAAATCCTCCTAAAAATTGGGCAGTTTCCCACTCCGCATCTCTCCATTTTTTACCACCAACCTTACCTAGTGATTTGTCGGACAGCCTCTCTCTAAAAACAGCGTTAGGGTCGTTATTGTTTTCCCTAATTGTCCTTAAAGCAGCAGCATGTTTTGGAGCGTCTTGCCACTGACTGTCAACCACCTGAGCAAACGACCTGGTACGCATTGAATCGAAATACTTGACAGCTGATTCTTTGTTTATCAACTCGTCTGCCCAAAAAGGAACCTTTGCTCCCCCATAAGCAATAGAGGCAAGTAGATTCGGATCAGTTCCAGCCATTTCTTGTAATCTAATTGTACTAGCGTTAAACCTACCTCCAGTAGCATAAATAGAGTCTTGCCACGACGCAGCTTTATCAAAAGGAGACCTGGATCCAGAAGTGTATGTCTGTTCTAAGGCAGATCCTCTACTGTAAGCCATTGCTAGCCGTTGTTGCCCCGCCACATCGGCCCCTCCACCATACACGTAAGAAGCCATTTGAGAGGTAACGTACTCCAAATTACTGGCCCCATACATTCCAGACCCGACAGCACCTTGAGCTATGTTTTGGAATAAATCTCTAGCCACAGCAACGTCTAACCCACCAGTTCCTGTAAGACCGTTTTTACCGTTTATTAACTGTCTGTATGCGTTAGCGCCTTGTAGATCTCCTCCAACAACGCCCATACTCTTAACAAGCTGTCCTAAATTTCCAAACCCCTCTATACCAGCCGAAATCAATTCATGCCCACCAAAAACCTTTCGATACCCCCTACCAATAGAAAGGAGTTGTTGATACTCTGACGCATCGTCTCCTAAATCCCACCCCCCAGCCGTATCCCTAGATTGATAGTATTCATAAGCAGACATAGGCTTTCCTTTTACCATTACGTCCGCTGTGCTTCTGCCAGACATTCTAAGGGATTTAACCCTAGACATTGCCCCGCCGCCCCCCATTGCGTTTAAAAAATACTGATCCCCGGCAGTTAGCTGAGCTTCTTTCGCTTCAGCTAGATCTCTTAGCGCAGCCGCTTGTTTGGGGCCTATTCCTTGCTTTATTTCCGCTTCTGTCATTGCAAAGTTAGAAGGCATTTCTCCAGCTCCTAAAGCCCATTTTTTAGTTTCTAGAACAGCTGGATTAATCTTACCTCCACTAAACAGGTCTAAGGAAGAGCCGCTCATACTCATTCCAGGAACTACGCCATGTGCCAGTCCAACTATTGACGGGCCAATGCCGCTAAACTTAGCCTTTGCTGCTCCTGTAAGGGTATTTATTCCAAGCTTTGTTTCTATTGTTTCTTTCCATAAATCCTGACGAACTAAGTTTTTAAAAGCAGGATCCTGTAGAGCTTGCTCCATTCCATATTGCCCTACTAAGTTCCTACCAATAGTATTTTGGCCGTATGCTTTAAATGGAGAAAGAACACTTGACGCAGCTTGTTGTTGTTGAATTGGGAAGTTAATAGCAAATTGCTGTTCTCTCCCATACAAGTTATTTACGTAATTACCAGCCGCGTCAGCAATTTTATACCCACCGTAAGCAACAGCCCCGGCAATACCCAATCTACCAACAGTTGATCCCAAAAAACCACCAAGATTGCCAGCGGCTAAAGCTTCAAAGCCCCCCGCAACGCCGCCAATAGTTGGGCCATTCCATCCGCCGCCACCTTTTCCACCACCTTTTCCACCACCTCCAGGATTAGTTACAGGGACGATAGGGTTCGAAGGTGCTCCAGAAGGGGTAAAACTACTACCAGGCAACCCACCAAACCCATTGGGGGCAGGGCCAGTAAACCCAGAAGACTGGCCTCCGGCAGAAGCCCAAGCCTTTTCCTCCATTGCGTATATTGCCTTAGAGGCCCATCCTTCACCACCGCCCATAGCTTTGGCGGTATTACCCATTCTAGCCGCTCTTTGTTCTAAGCGATCAAAACTTTTAATTATTCTGTCAGTAGCTCTTTCAGCTTGACTTGGGTCGCCAATAATCGCACCCGAAATCCCAGTAGCTGAACTTTGAGGGTTAGCTTTAATAGATCCGGGTCTGCTTTGGCCACTTTGGCTTCCAGTGTTAATTTTGTTGACGCTTTGAGATACACGGTCAGTAGCTTTGTTTAATTTGTCAGCTAGCGTCAGCAACCCCTTAAAAGCGTTTTCAGCAACTCTTACCGAAGATGCATCTATACTTGTAGAAATTCTAATATCTTGCGGCATGTCCCCTCAAATTCATACCCTAAAGATTGTTGTCAAATCTAAGGCTGTCTCCAAAATCCAAGGCAAACCCCTCATCTACCGTTTGAGGAATTTTACCTAATGCTTCTCCTAATTCTTTAACGCTATCAGCTAATTTATTGCTTATGCTGGCTAGTTCTTTTTTAGGAGTTTTCTTCTTTTCTTTTAATGCCTGGTTCTGTAGAATAGCTTCTTTCTCAAGCTTGTCCATATCGCTGTCTGAAGCTGATTTCTCTAAAGCTCTTTGTAATTCGTCTTGAGGCTGTAGGACTTCTTCGAGTTCTTTGTTTAATTCAGCTTCACCTAACCCTTCGTAATGTTCGCTAAAGTAAGCTCTATAGACATCAAGCCTTGGAAGGTCATCTACTAAATGTAACGGTGTGGCGAATGTCTTACTGTACCAACGTGACACATAATACCATTCTTCATCAGGAGTATATTTTTCAATTACATTCCTGAGAGCTATCAGCTTTAAATTACGAATATGGTCGATTTTAGTTGACTCCTAAACAATTTAACGATAGGATTTAAATTATGAAACACACATATCGAAATGCAAAAGGAAAGACCATTGCCGAAATTCTACCTAATGGACGGTTTCTTAAAATTGGAGAAAGGGTAGAAAAGGGAGATTTGAGGATTTGGGACAACGATAAATACAACGTTATATCGCCTTATCGTTATTCCTGGTGGATTAAAGAAACTGTTCCCTCAAGCTATCGCAATTCCTTCTACAGACCAACCAAACCCAAGTATCGAATTCTTAAGTCAAATGAAATTATCCGAAAGGGCGATCAAGCTTATTCCCCACATACTAGAGGTTGGGGAAAGTGTGTCAAGTCAATTGGGTTTAATGTAGGCGACTATACTACTTTGTCTATTTGTACAAGAATCCGTCGCCCCATTAAGTAGCCGCTACGTCTTTCTTTAGGATATCTTCTGCTTTTTTAGCTTCATCAGCTAACTTCTTATATTCTGCGTCAATAACTTCTTGAGCTTTGTTGTTAACTTCTGCAATTAGATTAACATCATCGCACTCTAGGCCCCCTTGCAGTTTCTTCCACCAATCAGGGCTTACAATGACGTGGGTAGCTAAATAAGAAATAGCTGCTGCAATGTTCCTAGAATTAGACGCAGCGTTACTAGGATCAGGTCCTATAATAGACCGATAAATTTCATCTTGCTTTAAGGTCTCTCTCATAGACAAAGATGTCTTTACTGTAAACGTACCTGAGTATTTGTTTCCAGTAATTTCGCCCACTACATCAACTGCAAAGTCAACCTGTGATTTTAACGCCATTCTTTACCTCTTTCTATTTGACAAGTCCAATTTCTTAACCTAAGATTGTTATTCAACTTTTGTATCTGGAAAACTAAAGGAGACCAAAAATGCCCCTAAACACACCTGTCATCTTTCAGATCTTTAGCAAGTCAGGAAACTCTATTGCCCTAGCTCAATGCGACTATAATGAACTAGAGAGCGTAGAGCCTAGAATTAAGGAAGCTTGCGTTAAAAAGAACCTTACTTACAAAATGACCGTTCCTCATACCACTTACAGCCTCTTGAAGTTTTTGGAGACAGCTAATGCCTGAAAGCCCATTCCCTAAACTCAGTCCCGTAGATCAATGTTTACATGATATGAGCCATGATGTTTTTACCGCTTATCATCGGACTGAGGGGAAAGACGCTTTTAACAACGAAAAACTAGACCAAGCGTCAACCATTACTTGGGACGCTTATGTTGCGTTGCGTAGTCTGTTAGGAGATATCATTAAGTAGGTTTGTTAAACAGGAGAATAGAATGAAAAAGAAAGATTTTATTATTGATATGGAAGGGTTTGATGTAGACTCTCGGGTTTCGTTTAACATTGACGGAACTGAAGAGCTTACAGGTACAGGAAAGATTTTGGGAAAGGGTATTGAAGGTTTTATGCCAATGTTTATCGTTCTATTAGATAAGCCTATTGCTGGACAAAAAGCGCTTCTAATCCAAAGATCACTAATTAAGAAAGCTGAACTAAAAATGAAAAACATATGCACAAATCCAAACCGCTCTTGCACAAATGGCGTTCATTGCGTCAAGAAAATGAAGACCTAAAAGCGAAGCTAGAAAGTCGACTTGAAATAACACTTGACAACCTCTTACTATTAAGCTATACCTAACAAATCAAATCAAGGAGCCCTAAAATGACCAACCAAAAATACAAATTCACAAAAGAAACCCTACATTTTAACAAACACATCCTTCACCGAATTGTCGCTACGCGTGATTTCGGTTATATTAAGAAAGGTGACCTAGGCGGGTGGATTGAAAATGAAAACAACCTAAGTCATGAAGGTAATTGTTGGGTCTCTGATAACGCTCGGGTCTTTGATAATGCTTGGGTCTTTGGAAAGGCTCAGGTCTATGGGGGCGCTCAGGTCTTTGGGGATGCTCAGGTCTGTGGGAAGGCTGAAATCAAAAGTACAACCCACCTAACCAAAGGAGACCATAGCGGTGAAGTTGTAAAAGCCCCCCCAAACAAGCCTAAGTGAAGAAGTTACCAAGCTGCGTCAAGAAATAAAAGAATTGAAAGCGAAGCTACAGAGGTTTCTAAATGTAGCGGATTAAATCGCTCGTTAAAAACAGTTGACAGTTTTTAAAAGTATGTTAGACTAGTTTTGTGCTTGTGGAGATAATGATTATTTAAGTTGATTCCTTGAATAATCGTCCCAAGAGACTTCACAAGCATATTTGACTGGGTTGGTGAATTGGCATAGCTAGTTCCAAAGGATCGAAACCTTTCCTGGTCGCTCAGGTGATAGTTTAAATAAAAACGTTGGCACCGTTGCCCAAAGATGTGGTAGATCCTACGTACCTTTATGGGCGTAATTCGATTCCATGATCCTGACCAATTCAAATTTATTAAACAAAAGAAACAATATATTTTGAGAGTAATAAGTAATAAGTAGGGGTAATGTTTTTGAACTTAATTTCGCTTAAAAGACTTACTTTAAACAATTTTGGCCCTTTTGTAGGAACACATGTGGTAGAGTTCCCTACATCGGGCCTTTGTTTAATAAAAGGAAAGGTTCTGGAAACAGGCGATGGTTCTGGATCAGGTAAGAGCTATCTACTAAAAGCTATTTCACATTTGTTTGGTGGATGCCCAGATCCTGCTACAGAAATTCAAAGTTGGTTTTCAGAAGAACCACCAGAAGTTTCAGCAATTATTGAAACTCCTAATGGAGAAATTACCGTAAAGCGTCGTAAGGGGCTTTCTATATCTGGGGCTAGTTACAAAGAAATTCTTAAAGGTAAGTCAGCCGAGCCAGAACTAGATAAAATCTTTGGTATAGATGAACGGTCTAGGGCTATCATAACTTATAGAGGACAGCGTCAGCCCGGTCTTTTTCTATCTTTGAATGATGAAAAGAAAAAGAGTTTCCTTTGGGGGCTGTTAGATTTAAGCCCTTACGAAAAGGTAGCTAAAGAGGCTCAAGATAAAGCGGGCAGACTTGAAGAAGAGGTAACGTCTCTAACTCAGCAAGTTAGTTTTATTTACTCGAATCTTGAAACAGCAAAGACGTCTCTTCAAAGGGCTGAAAAAGAACTTGAAGAAACTCCTGCCAAAGAATTTGACGCTACTAGTTGTAAAAAAAGAATTATTGAAATTAAGACCAACATAAAAAACCTTCAGTCTGATATAGAAGCCCTAAGAAAAGCCTCTCAGAATGAGCTGGATGCTGTTCTAGGAACGATTAAGAGTAAGTCTAAGTTAGTGTACCAAAAGCAGGAACCGATTGAAGTAACCGCTTTAAGATCTGAATTAGAAAAACAGCGCAAGCAGTTAGAGAGTTTAAAAGAGAAAGATGCTGCGCTAAGACTAGAAGCTGAGAAGAAGCGCAATGAGTTAAGAATAGTTATACAGGCCAATCAAAAAGATATTTCTAGAAAGCCTAAACTATTAGCAGATCTTGCCTCCGCTAAAAAGAGAGAAACCCTTTTAGTTGAACAAAAATGTTCTGAGTGTAAACGAGAGTGGGTCGGGGCAGAAGCTGAAAAGACTCTAGTTACTGTCAGAGAGTTTATTGAGTCAGCCAACTTTCAGCTAGAAACTATTGTGTCTATGGAAGAAAGCGTAAGGGAGAAAACTTTACAACTACAAAGAATAAAAGATCCTGAAGTTAGTCCGTTAACAAAAGAAACACAAGATAAGATTGTTTCTATTAACGCAGATATAAAAACAAAAGTAGAAGCCTTCGAGTCCAAGAAGCGTCAGGCGATTAACGTACTAGACCAAGAAGAAAAAACAACTAAAAAGCAGTTTCAAGATAAACTGGCATTAGATTTGCAAGAGTTTAGTAAAGAGGGACAATCTCTACAAGCTGAACTAGATCGCGATTTAAAAGATGAAAAAGACTTCTTGGAAGCTCAAGCTCAGCTAAAGGCAAAACATGCTGTAGTTGAAGAACGAAGAAAACAGGTATCTAATACTGAGGTTTCTTATAAAGACACTTTGAGTAGGAAGCTTGAGGTAGAAAAAGCTTGGAATCTAGAAAAAGACATAATTGCCCTAGTAGGCCGTAGTGGGTTCTTAGGGACAATAATTGAAGAAGTGTTAAATGAAATTTCTTCTGTGGCAAATGATATATTGGGTCAAATTGCCAACGTGCGGCATCTTTCGTTGGATTTTGAAACTGAAAAAGTGTCTAAAACTACAGACAATACCCAAGTTAAAATTACTCCTGTTATTTACAGTAGAGGTCGTAGAGTTAGTTTGACTTCGGGTATTTCTGGAGGTATGCAAGTGGCCATTGAGTTGTCCGTGGACCTAGCTGTAGGAGAGGTAATTTCTAGACGCAGAGGAACGTATCCTGGATGGATTGTTTTAGACGAATGCTTTGATGGATTGGGGAGTATTGCTAAAGAAGCGGTTCTTGAGATGTTAAAAAACCATGCTGGAGACAGGCTAGTTTTGGTTGTAGACCATGACGCTACGTTCCAAGCCCTTTTCGATACGGTTATAAACGTAGAGATGTCTGACGGAAAATCAAATATTGTGGTATAGTTGAAAGCATGCTTATCCGGTTGATGCCCACAGAACCCAAATGATTATCACCTACAAATACCGTCTCAAAGGATCTCGCGTTGCGAGAACGTTGAGGCACCATGCATGGGCAGTCAACCAAGTGTGGAATTTCTGCACGGCATCCCAACGGAAAGCTCAGGAAATCTACCGTCTGGGTTCCACTAGTAAGTGGCCGTCTCGGTACGCTTTACAGGGTCTAGCCAATGGCACTTCCAAAGAACTCGGGGTACACGCCCAGACCGTTCAAGGTGCCTGTGAGCGCTTCGCGCGTAGCCGCGACCAACACAAGAAGTGTCCTAAGTTTCGTCGCTCTTCGGGATCGAAACGATCTCTAGGCTGGGTTCCCTTTCAAGAACAGTCCCGTCAAATCACGCCTTCTTCGGTAACCTACCTAGGACGCACTTACCGATTCTTCGGAGCAAAGCGGCGTCCGCTTCCTAGCAACGCAAAGGGTGGTTGTTTTGCCGAGGATTCTTCCGGGAAGTGGTACGCGTGTTTTCAGGTTGAGGTAGGTACCCTTCCTACCGGCACCGGCCAGGTCGGAATCGACCTTGGGCTGAAAACCCTCGCCACTACTAGCGACGGGGAGAAGATAGCGCATCCGGCTTTCTTCCGAGCTACCGAAGAGAATCTCGCAATCGCCCAAAGGGCTCACAACACTTCCAGAGTCAAAGCACTTCATGCGAAGGCTAAGAATCAACGAAAGGACTACCTACACAAAGTATCGGCGAAGCTCGCCGACGCAAACCGTTTGATCGTAGTTGGCAACGTGTCGGCATCAAAACTGGCGAAGACAAGCATGGCAAAGTCCGTACTTGATGCCGGTTGGAGTATGCTGAGAGGGTTTCTTGCTTATAAAGCCAGTAGGCATCAAGCGACCTTCATCGAAGTCAATGAAGCATTTACGACCCAAACCTGTTCCGCTTGTGGGGATCGATCCTCCGAGGGGAGGCCGAAAGGTATCGCAGGGCTTGGAATAAGAGAGTGGAGATGTTCAGCTTGTGGGGTGACCCACGACCGTGATCGTAACGCGGCCCTGAATATCTTGAATCTCGGGCTGAGTGCTCAGCCTCGTGTTGACGAAAGCCGGGCCGCCTAATGGGCGTCAACCGGATAGGCACGGTTGGTGCCCTTACCGAAGCTGAGAATCCTAAGGTTAAGGAATATGCAGACCAGCGTCGTGAAGAAATGAAGAACCCGGTTGATGAACACAGTAAAAATTATCATGAACGAAGGTTAAATAAAAATAAAACTGAAGCAAAAGCGTCATTGATTAGACAAATTAAAGGAGAAACAGAATGAGTGTAGAAAAAGACAAACGACAAAAGCAACTGGAAAAATGGGGAAAGAAACTTCCTGATGAATGGCGTCAAAACCAACTCGGTGCATCAACCCCAGACCTTTACAAGTCAATTCTAAAATCAGCTATCAATATTGTTCAGCTGGCTATGGCAAAGGAATTAGATCAAGACTTAGCCAATCTAAAAGAACAGGTTAAAACAGCTGGGGCTCAGTATTCAGAAGGTGCCAAGCAAAATCATCTACAAATTGAGTTTTTGGTAGACATTTTGAGAGGCCGAGGAGAAGACGTTCCTGATCCAGAGGATTTTCTTCGTAAGGCAGCCAACGGTGAGATTGTTTCTGAATAAGGAGAAAAGATGTCAGTAAAAACGATTAATAATAAAGTGGCCTGTTATCCGTTTGAGCCAGGGCAAATCACAGACATTAGTAAAAAGAAACTGGCTACAGTCACAGGGGAATCTAAGGTCGTAGAGCTTTTTGTTTGTTATGAGACAGAGCTTACCGACGGGCTATATGTTGGTGAAAATGATGTGATTTTTGTCAAGACAGCTAGCATTAACTCTCCTTGGGCTAAAGAAAAATTTACTTTTCAAGGGGTAGAGGGTAGTGTAGAGTTTATTTTGGTGCCCATTAACGAAATTGTTCTAATTGATCGTAACGGAGCCTCGTGTAGTGAAGTGTGCGATGAATGCAAAGCTAAGGAAGAGGCAAAGAAAGAGCCCCCAAAGGTAAATTAAAAGATCTCTAGTTACTACAAAGGATACATATTCCAACAGGAAACCTTTGTAACTTAACGAAAAGATTAGGGTTTTCTTAATCTAACTCTTTATAAAAGTAGCCGAAAGGCAATGCTAGGTTAAAATAAGGGCAATTTAAATGCCCGAGCGGAGTGTCACGCTTCTTGTAGAAGAAAGCTGGTGAAGTTAAAATAGTAACTAACCGGATAGGCACGGAGTGGATAAAACGTTAGTTGTAGGTGATGTGCATGCGGTTCCACAGGAGCTTCCTGATTGTGAGGCTCTTGTGGAACTTATTGTCGATAGTGTAAAAAAGCATAAATGTGAAACCGTTTTGTTTTTAGGAGATAGCTTTCACACTCACGACATTTTGAATAGTCGCGTTATTGATTTTTGGCTCAGAGCGTTTAAAAGAATGTGTAGTAGTGGGGTTAACGTTATAACCATTTGCGGCAATCATGACCAGCTCACTCCTACAATCAGAAGCCCTCATGCGCTAGAAGCTTTTAAAAATTCGTGCATCGTTGTTGATTCTCCAATTCAACATAACGATTGCTGCTTTATGCCATACTATTGGAACCCGGAAGAGTTTGTAGAAGAAGCAGTAAAGCTAAAAGATCAAAATCCAGATGTAGACACTTTGTTTTGTCACCAGACCTTTATGGGAGTAGGATACCTGTCTAAAGACTCTGTAGAACCTTCTGCTGTGCCGTTTAAACGTGTCTTAAGTGGCCATATCCACACTCCTATGAAGCTAGGTAAAGTGTGGTATATTGGGGCTCCTCGTTGGCGTACACTATCCGATGCAGACATAGAAACAAGAAACCTGTATGTTTTAGAGCAGGGCAAAGCTCCTGTAGCAATCCCTACAAATACACATTGTGTTAAAATTTATAAGTTTGAGGATTCTGAAGAACAACCTCTTAGCATTAACTTGACTCAAGACGAATTAACTAGGTCTGATATTAGAATAACCATAAATGGTAGCTCAGCTTACATCTCTAAACGTATGCTTGAGTTAAAAGCACAATACAACGCAAAGTGTCGTGGGGTTCCTATTAGAAATAAATTAGCCAAAGCCTCAGAGTCAGAAGGTATTCAAAACGCCTTTATTCGCTTTGGAAGTAATTTCAACCCACCGAATGGAACAGATAGAGAGTTTTTGTTGAAGGAAACTTATGGAAGAATGTAGTAATGCTTAAAAAAATTGAAAATGGCGAATTTGTTCAAGATGAAGACAGAAAGAACGTTGTTGTAGTTATTTATGATAGCGACATTGAAGATACCATGGAAGACGTACAAGAAGCGTTAGATTCGATTGGGGCAGGTGTTCGAATTACCATTCTTGCCTCTGACAGAGAACGCACTGATTTTATTTTTGAAAAGGCAAGGTAAATGACAGACAATAAACCCAAGCCTCTTGACTGGTCTGCGCAGCTAGTTTTACTTCGAGGGCTTACACAGCGCTTTGGTTCTTTACATTCCGCTCAAGTGTTACAGTTGCGCCTTTGGCCGTTCGTAGTTGACTCTTCTCTAGATAAAACAGAAGCCCATGTAGACATTGAAGGCAAATTTGTTAATTTTATTTGGATTGGTTCTAAGAAAAAGATTGACGCAAAATACCAATATAGACTTAAGACTTTGGACTCTAACGTTAAATTTTTGCTAGGTGAGGACTGGTCTATGTCGGTTGTTTGTGACGGTGTAACAATCTTTCCTTTGGATACAAATAATGGAACCCGAAATAATCGAAGCCGAAGTGGTAAGCCAAGAGTCAACAAAAATAGAAAAACAAGAACCAAAAAATCAAGAGCTAACAGAAAGAAAAAATAAGGTAACTTGGCTTAGTGAGTCAGAAAACCACGCTTTAGAGTATTTTAGAAACAATAAAGCCGGAGATCTAAAACTAGGTAGCAATTCGTTTTCTATAGCCCCTTCAGTTCAAGCCCAGCTGTTTGCTTTGTATCTAAACGGTAAGTCTTGTACTGAAATCAGAAAACTGAACCCTAATTTTTCTTTAGGACAAGTTGTTGACGCAGCTGTTCAAGGAGACTGGGAAACTCAAAAACAAGAATACCTAAATGGCTTAATGAAAAAAGCCAGAGACCGCCTACAACAAACTGGATGCGAAGCCATAAGCTTCCTTGCAGATCAATTAGCCGCTGCGCACAAAATGCATGGTGATTCAGTAGCTAAATATCTACAAACTGGCGATCCAGCTGACCTAGGTTCGTTTGGCATTGGGTCTATGAAACAATATAGAGATGCGTTAGAGTTATTGCTTAGTGCGTCAGGAGCTAACAAAACCTCTACACTCAACGTTCAAGGTGAAGTCTTACATACCTCTAACATGAATACCCCTCCAGCTTCTTCGGTTTCTACTGGTAATCCTGGGTTGTCTTTGAGAGAATTAGCTGCTCAAAAGAAAAACAAAGAGGTTAAGTAATGGAAGAAGTAAAAACAAAGAAGTGTGCTATTTGCGGAATTCAGGTTGAGGGGAGATTTGTTCACATAGATCACAATCACGTTACAGGCATGATAAGAGGAGTCCTTTGTAGATCTTGCAATATTGGAATAGGAGCCTTCAAGGACTCTTCCCAAACAATAAGGAAAGCTTTTTCTTATTTGAGCACGTATGGTGAAGGTAATGCCAATTAATTTATCTTCAGAAGAAGAAGCTTTAAGACGCCTTTTATTTAAGCCATGTACTACAATCCAAGAGCTTCATGACTGGGTGTATATATATTGTGACGTAGATCTCCCTGGATGTCACGTTGATCCTGATTCTACAGGCAGTCCTTTAGAGATGTGTTATGAGACCTATGATTTGTTAGTTAATGGCGGGCCTGAAAACATCAGTAGGGTTTTGTACTATGCTAGCCGAGGCGGTTTCAAGACTCTTGTAGAAAGTATCGTAGAGGTTCTTTTGTTGCTTCACTTTAGAAGCAATGTTATTCATTTGAGTGCAATCGAGGAGCAAAGTAAAAACTGTCAAGAGTATTTAAAGAACTTTTTTGCTTTTCCAGCTCTTAGAGGGTTTGTTGAAGGAGATAACAAGAGAGCTACTTCAACTGTTTTTTACGAACCTCTTGATAAAAATGGACTGAACCTTACTAAAGCAGAATGGAAAGACCTCCCTTGGAATGAGCAACAACAGTATAAATTAGTAACAAATAAGGTAGAAGTTATTGTTGCTACAGTCAAGAGTACAAATGGGAAGCATGGCGTCATGTTTTTGGACGAGCTTGATATTATTGACTCTCCTCGTGTTTTAGCTCAAACAGTTAATATTCCAACTCCTTGTAGAAGGGCAAATGGAGAAGTAGCGTTACCCGTTACGGTGATCACGTCCACAAGGAAGACTAGCCATGGCCCAGTGCAGGATGCTATTAACAAGGCCGATAAAACAGGACTGTTAATACGTCACTGGAATGCAATTGATGTTACTGAAAGGTGTCCTAAGACTAGACATAGACCAGATCTTCCTCGTATAACTGTATATCGTTCTGATGAATTGGTATCTGCTATTACTGAAGAAAACTATAATGCTCTACCTAAAAAAGATCAAGAGCCCTACGTAAAAGATGAGTGCTATTCGGGGTGCCTAAAAAATTGCTCTTTGTTTGCTGCTTGTAAAGGAAATCTAATTGACAAGCAGACTTCTGATTCAAAACTTCTTAAGCCAATCAGTTTTCAGATAAATCAGTTTAAAGACAGCCCTCTAGATATTGTTCAATCTGAACTTTTGTGCAGAAAACCTTCATCTGAAGGGCTTATATATCCAAGATTAGATAAAGTGAAACATTTGTTAACCCCTGCTCAAGCATATGAAAAGATATCGGGGGAAAGGTGTCCATTACGTAATTTTAGTAAAGCAGAACTAGTAGAGTGGCTAATGGGTAAGGGTGAATGGTATGGTGCATTAGACTGGGGTTGGAGCCATTTTTTCGCATATTGTCAAGGAATAGACATAAACAATGTTATGTATATAATTTTTTCGTTTGCCGGATCTGAGTTAGAACGATCTCAACAACTTGAGGAGATGGAAAAATTTAGAAGATTTGAGCCTACTATTTGGCCAGATTTGGAAGATCCATTAGCTGTTAGGGAATTTAAAAAAGCTGGATTTAGATTAAAAACATGGAATAAAAACCAAGGGAGTGTTGTTGGAGGAATAAATATAGTTAGAAAAAAACTAAGCCCAACGTTAGGAAGACCTCCTGAGTTATATTTTGTTAGGGACCTAGGCAAAGATCCTCATATAGATCTTTTATTTCAACACCTTAGCGAACACCACTGGAAATTGGGAGCAACCGGAGAGCCTACCAATCAAGTGTCAGATACTAAGAAAGACTTGCCCGACTCATTGCGCTATTTAGTGATGAATAAGTACTCAGATAAAGGCTCCTTTGCAATATCTCAAGAAGCTGAAAGTCAACCAAAGATATTGTCTCAAGATGGGCAGCCGGTTTATCATGCTGGAAGTTGGATGTCTCAAAAAATAAGTGAATTAACTGGAGGGGAGATCCGCCCCCCACAAACTAGTAGACCTTTAATGACCATTGAAGAAATCGGGCACAGCTATTACGGTGAAGTCAATGAGAAAGAGAAAAAAGACCGTAAAGGAAAATCTAGAAATATCGTATGGGACTTTGAATAACGAACAACAATCTTTAAGGTATGTTCAAAATTGTCGAAGATTCTAAAATAAAGATGTGCAGTAGGTGCGGCAGAGGTTTGCCATTGACGGAATTTAGTAAGGCAAACAACTACAAAGGTGGCGTTCGTTCTTGGTGCAAAGAGTGTGTTGTCGACTATACTATGGTTTTGTACGAAAAGAACAAAGCTAGAAAAATTATAATTATCCCAGAATTAAAAACGTGTGCTGGTTGCAAGATTAAAAAACCGGGAGTAGATTTTAGTAAAAATAACGGAGCTAAGGACGGTCTTCAGGTCTATTGTAAAAAATGCAAGGTTATTGAAAAGAGGTGTTTAAGATATGGTGTCACCGAAGAGTGGTGTCAGACAACTTTAAGGGCTCAAGGCGGGGCTTGTGCAATATGCAAGTGGATACCTGGACCTGGAGATAAGGCTTTAGATTTGGATCATAGACACGGTGGGGGTCCTAGAGGTTTTTTAGACAACAAATGTAATTTTGGTATTGGGCTCTTCAAAGATGATGTGGAGATTATTCGTAAGGCGATAGAATATATGAACGGTCCAACAACTGGTATACTATATAAGAAAACGTGGGGTAAGCATGGAGTTCCGGAATTAGTAAGGGATAAAATATTGATTGATCAAAATTACATGTGCAAAATCTGTTCTACTGACTTGCACAACAAGAAGATTTGTATTGATCACGACCATCTTACGATGGCAATTAGAGGTGCCTTGTGTCATTTTTGCAATGTAGGGCTGGGTAAGTTTGACGATTCTGTAGAGTTGTTAGCTAACGCAATTCGCTATTTAATATCAACATCTCTGCCATTAACCGATTGATGCTTGACTTTAAGTTACATAAGACCCAGCTTAACTAAAAGCTTGTAACCTGAGAGCATAAGAAGTAAGTGGAAGGTATTATCTACAACGCAATAAACCAAAGAAGTAAACCCGCCTCTCAAAATTCTATAGTTACCAATGTGATTCCCTTTGATGCTTGTAGGTATGTTTTTGTGTCCGTAGTTCAGGAAGCCTGCCAAAGTTCTTCCTTCGATTAGTTTTAGCCATTTGTCAGCAAGATAGTACCTGTCTACGGGGAAATGAGAAATAAAGACGACAAGAGCCCAATAGAAGTTAAAGCCTTTAGAAACCGAAATACAAAGACACAGCGTGTAAATTAAGCAATGGACAACGCAAGGCAACAAAGAGGAACCCTTACGTTGAGCCATCCAAGAATTTTGAAAAACATAATCCCCTGCAAGGTGCCCTAATAGAATAGACTCAAAGACAGTTAGCATTGTTAAATCCTTTCTACTTTGACACGATAGTCTATCGGTTTGTCTTTTCGTCCCCATGGAGGGATATCTAACATGGTATGTCCGACTGAGTTATCAATTGCGTCTTCTAGAGTTGATTCAACTCCGTCTACATGATCGTTGTAATCAACTTCAATCGTAATTTTGTAAGTTTTCATGTTTTCATTATGTTTGCGTTTTTAGATTGGACATTGTGTCAAGAACCACAGCTTTAAGTTGTTTTAGTCTATTGAACCTTCCAGCATCACACCAACGTTCTTGTAGCATTTTGATAGCTTCTTTGTCTAGCTCTTTCCCTACTTCGACTAGTTTCTCTATGGCTTGTTCGAAAATTTGTTTGTTCATATCCTTTTAAATACCACAGATACAAATTTCGTCAACAACAATCTTTAAAGCAATGTCTACTCTATCAGTTACAAATCGCTTTTTAGCGTACGAAGATCAAAGCTCTACTAATAACCCACAGCAAAGACCTTTTGATTGGTCTCGTCAGATGCAGGGAGTTCCCATCGACAACCCTGCCTGTGATCCTTATAGAATCCAACCCCTTAAAAATATTCAGGTTTTTGATGGCTCTAGAACGCTTTCTTATGACAGTTTAACCCAATATTCTATTGAGCCGTTAAACACTGCGTCTAATAGATATCGGCTTAAGTGGACTGGGGTAGGGGCTTCGCCTGTTTTCAGGATTGATAGAGCTGTAGGTTTTGCTTCTGGAACGGTGACGATAACCCCTCAATTAAACCAGTGTGTGGTGGTTACAGCTTCTGCTGGAGCGATTTTTGGTAGTGTTGTGGCTGGGGACGTTGTCTATGTTCCAGGCTTGTCTACAGGTGATTCTGCTTCGGTTTTTGATCCTATGAATGAAGGGATTTGGTCTGTATTAAGTGCGACTAGTACGACTTTGGTTTTAGGTAGGAATCCTGGGGTAGTTTATTCTTCTTTAGCACAAACTGTTACTGTATCTAACAATGCTTTGTTCCAGGTTTTTTCGTCTGATGGGGTTCAGCTTGATGACACACTGAACCTTTTAGAAGGATTTTCCCCTGTGATGCAGCAGATGTATGAAATTGTAGGTGTAACCGCTACATCTATTGATTTTGTTTCAGGAGTCACACTTCCACCTACATCAACTGTTGTTCCAGGTCTTAATTCAATCGTTATTTTTGAAAATGCTAAATCTTGGATTGCCCTCGAAACAGATCAAAACATAAATGTAGCTATTAACGGTTCGATTACCTCTTTTACAGTTGAACCTATCTTAGCTGGCGACCCAAACAAGGTAGGTTTCTTTCAGTTGATGGGTACTATTTATTCTTTGAACATTACTAACAAGTCAACTCTTCCAGCAACAATTAGAGTTTTAAGCGCTGAGTAAAAAATGCGTAAAACTAACAAAACTTCTAGAATTTGCTATGGTCTTGGTGAGGGCGAGGCTGAATTTCAAGAACAACTAGCTAAATCAATGGTCGAGGTCAGAACTGGCAAAGATTCTGATAAACCAACACTTACCAAGTCTATTTTAAATATTCTTGATGGTGGCGATAATAGCAACATCTCTAGATTAGCGTTTGAAACTGATCCAAGTCAAGTTAATAATTTTGCCGGTGTTTATCATGCTAAGTTAAGGCTGGTCCCAGATTCAGTTCTTAAACGCATTGCAATACAAGATTCATTAGTTGCGTCAATTGTAAGAGCTAGGCAAAACCATTTAACTTCCTTCGGTAGACCTAGACCAGATAGATTTAGCTCTGGTTTTATTATTAAGCCAAATACTGGCACTCTTGATAAATTAGACGCAGAAGGTAAAAAGGAATTTGCTAAAAAAGTTGAAAGAGCAATTAAACTTCTAAATACCTGTGGGCATACCGAAGGCGTCCAAACAGAACATCAAAGAACCTTTGCTGAATACCTAGGCCTGTCTGCTAGAAGCGCAGTTGTTTGTGGCCGTATCGCTACTGAAATTGTTTATGTAAAAGATGCCACAACTGATCAAGATAGATTCAGCCACTTCGTTTGTACAGATGCTGGAACTATTTATAGAGCTACTATAGACAAAAGTGGACAAGAATCAATTCGTAAAGACGCTTACCACCTACTCTGTAAATTAACTGGGAAAAAACTAGTTCCTGAACGCTGGAACGACAATGAAGAATACGCTTGGGTTCAGGTAATAGAAGGTACCCCAAAGCAGGTTTTTACCAAAGACGAAATGAAGGTTTACAATTTCTATCCAGTTCCAGACGTTGAACTAGATGGTTACCCTGTAACGCCTATTGATACCGTTATTACAGCCATAACTACCCATATTAACATAACTACCCACAACAAGCTTTATTTTCAAAGCGGTAGAGCTACAAGGGGTATGTTAATTCTAAAATCTGATGATGCTTCACCTCAAATGATTCATCAGATTAAACAAAATTTTAACGCTTGTATAAACGGATCTAACGCATCGTGGCGTATGCCGGTTTTTGGTGTGCCTACTGATGGTGAAATAACCTGGCAACCCATTGATACCGGTGGTGGTAGGGATATGGAGTTCCAGTACCTAACTGACATGAACGCTAGGGAGATACTTACTTCGTTCATGATGTCCCCTGATGAATTGCCAGGATGGTCTTATCTCTCTAGGGGGACAGCGTCTCAGGCGTTGTCGGAATGCGTTGCGGCTGAGTCAAGAATCGTTACGTCTAGTGGACAAATCGGTATAGGCGATTTCGTAGGCCCTGTTAAAGAAAGGGAGGGTGTGTTTTGGACTGGAACAGATTGGGGGAGGGGCCGTGCTTTTAGATCTGGAGTTAAGAAGTTAGTTGAAACCGAATTAGGGTGTGGGGTTGTTTTAAGAACCTCTCCAGATCATAGATTTAGGGTTATTAATGACAACGGGGGACTTGATTGGAAACATCAATCAGAGCTTAAGGTTGATGATAGGGTTTTGGTCAACAAAAAGCCTATAGAGGGAAATGAAGAACTAGTTCCATCTTTTAAGGGAAGAAGGCTAACCCCTGAAGTTACAGAAGTGTTAGGGTGGATGATAGGGGATGGGTGTTTAGTTGCGGATAAAGTTAGAACCGGAGCTAAACTTCATTTATTTTACCATCCCGAGGTCGAAGAGGCTGAATGGATTCAACAGAGTGAGACCTTATCAGGTTTTGGGTTAACTGTTCATCAGGAAGAGACCTTACTTAGTGATGAAGAACGAGAGGAAGAGAAAAACCGTTATGGATTTAAGAGTATTGCTTACAGAAGGCTTCGCAATACCGTATATGACACTGACTTTTATCGTTGGTTGATAGATCTTGGTTTTTCTCCATCAAGTAGGGGAGAGATTGGGAAGACCATTCCCTCTATTTTTCACGTTTTACCTATAAAATATAGACAAGCGTTTTTAAGGGGGCTGTTTTCTGCCGATGGAGGGAAAGTAAATGAGACTGGCGGTGTTGCTTTAACTATACAAAACGGTCGGCTTAGAGATCAGGTAAGACAGATGTTGTTGGGGCTAGGGGTTAGGACTTTGCCTTGTAAAGGGATAAAAAGGCCAAAGGACAATAGGATTTCTTTTGGATCGTCTGATTATAGCTACAAGCTTTTTATCAAAGATCGTTTTGCTTTTTGGAATTTGATTGGTTTTATTCAGCCTCATAAACAGTTATCTAAACCTCCTCAAAGATGGAGTATTGATAGGCCCCCTATGGGAGTTATTAAAAAATGTCTAATTCCTTGTAAAGAGTCTTTAGAATTCAAGAAATTAGACAAAGTACATCGGGATATGATTAACGCAATGCTTAACGGGAAGCCTTGTTCTTACAATTCTCTGGCCTCTCTTATGTCTATGTGTAACGTTGCTCCTCCATCTTGGTTTAATGATTATCATCTTGAACCAGTTTTAGCTATCAGAGATCTTGAGAAAAACGTTGAGATGTATGACGTTGAAATGTATGACGACGTGCATGCTTTTTTGGTAGAAGGCGTTGTAACGCACAATAGCAACGGAGAATATAAGCTCACCGCAGCACGTGATGTAGGAATTAGGCCTTTATTAGCCTCATTTGAAGATTTTATTAATAGCGAACTTTTCCCACTTATAGATCTTGAGTTATCTAAACAAGCAAGAATAAGTTTGGTAGGGTTGGACGCCAATACTCCTGAAAAAGAAAACACTGAACTACAAACATCGTCAGCGGTTTATTTAACGTTTGATGACATTCTTCAAAAAGTAGAAAAAGAACCAGTCGGTAAATCTTGGGGTGGGCAGTTACCTTTGAACCCGGTCTTTAAGTCTTATTTAGACCAATATTTTACAGTTGGAGAGATAAAAGAACATTTTATGGGTATAGCTGGGGCCTCAAAAGATCCTAACTGGGCTTTTCCTATGAATCCGTTATACTTTCAAAACCAGCAGTTATTACAGGCAGCTCAACAAGCTCAAGCGCAGGCTCAGCAACCACAGGGAGGGCCATCAGGAGGAGCGCCGCAAGGTGGTGGGCAGGAGCAACCAGGAGAGGGGCAAGACGAGCCAACTAGAACTAATCCGCAAGATGATGCTACTGAAAAGCAACGAAGCGATCAACCCGAGGCGTCACAGCCAGCCCCTAAAGCAACTGAGTTGGGGAAGGCATTGGATCAAGCTTTTGACTTAATGCAGAAATCTGAAAATAACTTACCGCCTGAAAAACGCAGGATCTTAGATCAACACAAAAAAACGGTTAGTTATTTTGTTGATGGTTTTAAAAGGGACACTTACGAAGCTACAAGAGAGATTTTGGACATAGCGCGTCAACTCTCCCCTAAAGAGAAGTAATGTTAAACTTTTTTCTAAGTAAAAAAGCTGTAAAATCTATATCACAGGCGGTGCGAGCCGTCTTTTTTAGGGCTAGAAAGCGCTTCCTAAATACTCCTGTAGAAGAAAAAGGAATTAGGTTTGGGGTCAAGCTTCCTCAAAGAGCTGCGGATAACAGAGAAGATCTGAGTCTTAAAGGAATTTTTGATGCAGGCGCTAAAAGCGAAGGTATGGTCCCCAATCCAAAATTATATGAATCTGTAGAACGAGGTGTTTCGGATTTGTTAGAAGCTCACGAAAAACTAGCTATAGCAAGAATCTTGAACTCTGTCCAGTCCTATTTATCTGATTCTGACCTAGGAAGCTCTACCGCCAATCCAGAAAAAGAACTCGGAAAAGTCTTGCAAGACAATTTTGAGAAAGTGACTCAAGATGTTGAAAAAGTGGTAAACACAGAGGCTAATAAAGCCAAGAATATCAGTACGTTAGATGCTATTTCTAAGATATCAGCAACTATAGGGGTTGAAGACCCTGCATTGTACTTTGCTGGACCCGTAGATAGCAATACATGTAAGAGTTGTTTAAAGATGTATTTTTTGGAAGATCAAGTAACTCCAAGGGTATGGAAGACATCGGAGTTAAAGTCGGGATATTTTAAAAGGGGTGACACTTGTCCTTGTATAGGATCTCTTCATACGAATTGCCGTCACGCATTATGTTCTGTAATGCCCGGTTATGGTTTTAAAAACGGGAAGTTAGCTTACATAAATCCAGGGTACAGCGTCATAGACGCCCAAAGGGGATAATTTGGTTGGCCGATGGGATTTTGAACCTACGTAGCCGAAGCAGCTAGTTTACAGCCAGCCCCATTTGACCTCTTTGGCACCTATCAGTAATTTGTCAGAGTGGGAAGATTTGAACTTCCGACTTTCTGTTTCCAAAACAGAAGCGCTACCAGGCTGCGCTACACTCTAGTGTTTTAAAGATTGTTATTTAAATTGTATCTCGTTCAGTCCCACAAGTTACAGCAGAGCATTCAGCTAGATTTATAATATGCTTAGTCCCTCTAGCGTCAGTAACTCTAACTAAGTTATATGGATATTTTAGCAGACAGTCATAAGTGTCTTTTCTTAGGTCCAAGCAAATGACATGATTGTCTGGTTTGATTAAAAAAGAAGCTGTCACATAGGTTAGTTTTTCTTGATTGACGTTGTCGTCGCAATTTGCTTTCAGCTCTTCATTTTCTTGATGCAATCGGGTCACTTTTTTAGTTAGGTCTGTTTGGGAGCTTTTTGGTTCTTTGCCATTATGGGTTCCTTCGGTTAGGTAGGTTGTACCTTTGATTTCAGCCTTCCCACAAA